AAAGCCTACCGCTCCTTCGGCGGTAGGCTTATTGCTTGTTCGCCGCCGCCCGTTGATTCTGTTGCTACTCGCGAGTAACTTCGGCGCGGAAATGTTTGTGTTGACCCACCCAACTATATTAGAATAGACCCACCCTATTTGAAGGCCTTGACGGCCTACTCCGTCATTGGCCATAGCCGCAGGCTATGGCCAACACAAACCCTGCGGCCTGTGGCGCATATCACAAGAGAGCAACGGCGTGTCGGCTTGACTAGCCGAGAGAGTTAGGCTACTGCCACGACGAGAGATAGGCTTATTAGGCGTAAGGCCAGACCTACGGCTATGAGAGAGGGTGGGCTATATGATAAGAAGCAATAAGGCTAGTGTTCGCCCCCTTCCCCCCTCTCTCTCTATATACAAGAGATAACCCTATTACCGCGCCGTCGGGCGCATAGAGAGGGTTGTGGATAAGTGAGAGAAAATCGTTATAAGTTCGTTATACAAAAATGAGGCTCGGGAGTGGAATTAAATACGGAAATAGGCTTAGATAGGTACTAAGCCAACAACGGCGATTAAGAAGGGAAACCCGAACAAATGTCACTCGCGTTACTCGTCGTATCAGACGACCAACTCGAGGGATTACCTGCCCAAGCGCAGACACTCATCTTATCCGACGATACCGAGGTATATCTATACCACCGCGTATCGAACGGCATGAAAGGTCGAGGTCAGGCGTGGAAGCAAGTATCACTCACACAACTACCAAATAACCCTATCTCTCATGAACCATGCGCCGTCGTTATTAGCGACCGCGACCGCGACATGATGAAACTAGGTCAAATCACTAACGTCGGTATCAAGGCGCTATATGCCCTAGAAACCACTCCTACCGCAACCGCGCCCGAGGCGCACAATGAGGTCGCAGGTAGCCTTATCGCTCGCCTAGAAATCGGCGACAACTCACTCAACGATTACATCACCGACAAGCGACGTAATCAGGGTGTATCTATTAAGCCTATCGTGAAGGGTGTTGATACTCCTATCGCGCAAGTAGCACAGGTGGCAACCACCACTACTAAGGTTATCGAACGACCAACCGTACCAACGACAAGCCAAGCGCTCGTCAATGCTATGGTAAGCGTACCCGACAAGAAGTGGGCAGATACCTACATCAACCGCAAGGTCGTTGACGGCTTAACCGATTATCAGGTGTACGACCACGCACTCGCCAACGGCATGAACGTTCTAATTGAAGGTCACGCAGGAAGCGGTAAGACTATGAGCGCTCAAGCATACGCAAGCGCTCGAGGCATGAGGTACTTCAACGTCGCATGCCATATCGGGCTAGAAGCCTCTCACCTAGTCGGTCGTTGGATACCAACTCCCGACGGTCACTTTAGGTGGCAAGACGGCGCAGTTACAGAGATAGTTCGTAACGGTGGCGTACTCCTATTCAACGAGATTAACTTCGCGCCCGAGCGATTCTTAACTTTCATATTCTCACTACTCGATTATCGTCGTGAGATTCAACTAATGGAAAACGGTGGCGAGGTAATCAAGGCTCACCCTAATCTATTGATTATCGGTGACATGAACCCCGACTATCGTGGCACTCGACCACTCAACCAAGCACTCGCAGACCGATTCTCAATAAGACTATCGTTCCCATACGACAAGCCTATCGAGCAGAAGTTACTCAAGAATAGAGCGCTCGTTGAAATGGCAAATCAACTACGCGACGAGTTCAATAAAGGTACGCTCGTCACTCCTATCTCAACTCGTTCGCTCGTAGCGTTCGTAACTAATGCCAAAGCCTTCGGCATGGAGTTCGCTACATACAACTACATCAACTCCTTCGAGGGTGATGAGGAACGTTCGGCGGTACGGTTGGTAGTCAACACTCACCGCGATAATATCGCAGAGGAGTTAGGCTTAGCGGTACTTTCAATTAAGACCGACGAGGCTAAAGTAGAAATGCTAGATGATAAGGTTAGCGACGGTGTTACCACCTTCAATATCCCTATCACTCAACATCAGGCGGTAATCTAATCATGGGATACCGCTACCAAGCAGATTCTACCGACGACCTACTCCGCGAGATTCATAGTGCCTATCAATGGAACGACGAGTTAGGCAAAATGGAAATCGACCAAGACCTAATCGAAGCCAAGCAAGAGGCTTATCAAGCGCACAAAGAAAAACTATCGAGCGTGGGTGTTATCTACTCACGCGCCGATAGTATTATCACAGGTGACAAGATAGAGGTCAGGGTTGACGATAATCCCGACCTAGAAACTACCGCCTACAATGACGGTAAGGCTATCGTGTTCAACGCTCATCTACTCGAGGATATTGACGATAACACTATCGTTAGCCTTCATGGATTCAACTACCATGAGGTCGCACACGTTCTTTATACGCCACGCGAAAACTCCGAGTTAGGTAAGTGGGTCATGGAAAACCAATATCGTCGAGCCATGAACATACTCGAGGATAGTCGTATCGAGCGCTTACTTATCGCTAAGTATCCTGCCGTTCAACCGTTCGTAGAGGCTTCAACGCTTGACTACATACTCAAAGGTGATTCAAGTGAGTGGGCTTCCTTATTTATATTAATCACAGGTAGAAAATACTTAGATTACGATATTCGTCAGGAAATCGCCACGCGATTCTCACAGCAGTTCGGCAAAGCCACAGCGATATTCCTAGCGGATATTATCCATGAGTACCGCACACTCGCCTTCCCACGCGATTACGATAGAGCCAAGAGGCTTATCGCAGAGTTCGCTAAGGTTGTCGGTAATGATGAGCAAAACCCACCACCTCAAGTACCACAAAACGGTAAAGGTCAATGCGACGGTCATATCGACCGCCAAATGATGAGAAAGGGTCGAGCAGAAGGTCAGAAGGAACAAGACCGACTACAAGATAAGGCTAACGCAACCGAGAAATCTACACAGACCGAGAAGTTCGACGACATCAATGACGATAACGTAGGGCAAGGTTACGGTACGGTTGACGATTCGATTACTACTCAAGACGTACAACACGAATATACAGATAGCGAGAAGTTACTCAAAGATAAGATTAACTCCGAGTTATCTAATATAAGAAACGACGAAAACGTACGTCGTGATACCGCCGAAGTTCGTAGAGCGATTATGGATAACGACGTCATGCGTTCAGGTGTTCGACCTGCCAACTATAAAAACATGAGCGTACCTATGAACGCTACGGCGAGCGCTCGTAGATTCGCCGTAGAGTTAGAGCGTATTCGTATCGATAACGACCCTGCGTGGGAGTTAGAGGTAGAAAGCGGTAGGCTTAACGTATCTCGAGCCATGAACGCCGACGTAAATGACATCAATAAGTTATTCGACCGTTGGAGTGAAGGTAACTCGTCTAATGATATTGAAGCGGTAATCCTAGTAGATACCTCGGGTAGCATGGGCGCTCGTATCTATAAGACAATGGAAACGGCGTGGATTCTAAAGCGCGGTATCGAGCGTATCAACGGTCGAGTAACCGTCTATAAGTTCAACCACGATAGCCGTCTAATCTACAAGGCAGACGATAAGGCTAAGCCCGACGAGTTTAGATTCGTTGATAGTAGCGGTAGCACTAATCCGTTCAAGGCGCTTATCGAAGCCGAGCGCATACTTAACGCAAGCCGTAAAGGTATCAAGATATGCTTCATGATTACCGACGGCGAGTGGGATAGTACAGAGATTAACGACGGTATTATCTCTCGCATGAACGCCAACAACGTTCTAACGAGTGTCATATTCTTAGGTAGCCTTCAATGGGTCAAAGATAACGACCGAGAGCGTTACGACCAATACATGATTACCTTACGTCATGGCGCTAAGTTCTTTAGGGTCGTTGACGAAGCCAAAGATATTCTCGACGTAGCCAAAGACCTAGTTAAATCACAGATGAAGGTCGTAAGGCGCTAATAAGGTTGGCGCGGTGGGCTATCCCTTCCCCCCACCGCGCTTCAACACAAACCCGCAAACGGAAGGATTACAGAAGCAGGGATAATGGAAATAGAAATAGCAGAGGAAACAAATATAGATTACAAACAACTACTAAGGGATACGCTACTCAAGATAGTCGGCGCAACCGAAGTGAGTGACCACCCTCAAGCAGAATATCTAACCAACTTAGCGCATACCGCTATTGACTATTCGTTCTACTTAGAGGATACTTCGAAGCAGTACCAAGTACGAAAGGGAAACTAATATGGGTGCTATGAAAGACTTACTACTATCGGGTCAATACCAAGACGTAGTAAAGAAATATATGGAAGGAGATAGCGACGCTATCTACCTAATCGATACCGCGATAGGCGCAAGCCTTGACCTTATGGCGCTACGAAACGATACAGACGAGCGCTTAACCGAGTTATTCGATTACCACGACACAAGAGGCGAGATAGATATGGCGGTTGATAGTATCGAGCCGTACGCAGATAGGCTAGGATTACGAGCGCCTATATTCGACGAAGCCGACGAACGTGACCTTGAAAACGGTTACGGATTAGACGGTGAGTAATGGCAACGTGTACATGGTGCGGTGACGAGCAGAGCCCTTACGCGTGGGATAACCACAAGTGTATCGAGCCCGACGAAACCGACGACGAGTGAGATTCTCAAAGACCGCAGAGCAACTACGGCGTATCCTCGAGTTACGCCGTAGTAATGCGAGTGTTCCAATTAGAAACAAGAAGTTATATAATAGAAAGCCCAAGTACAAGCCCGACTACAAGAAAGATTCGAACCCTGATGGTAACTGAGTACGACAATTACGGTAACGAGATTATTGACGCTGAGATTATTAGCGAGAGAGGCGACGACGGCTTAGAGGAATTACCGCCGTTATGGAACGAGGTTGGAAATCACCTTCAAACAAGATTCGAGAAACCAATACCACTAGCCATGATAGACCCATGCTTAGAGGCTATCGAGAGAGCAAACAATGGCGAGTGGGATTCAATGATTAAACTACCCGACGGCAACCTATACAAGGGAGAGCCCGAAGCCAGCGTTAGAGTTTTAGTAGATAGTCATGCGCTTCATCAATGGGTAGAAAATGAAAGATTAATCACTATCCACGACAGCGAAGGAAATATCGTGTGGCAAGGATACGGGGAGAAAATAACTCTAGCCGAAGGAAAAATAGAAGGTGGAGAGAGTCTATTTGAAAGTGGAGAGAATAAATGAGAGATAACGTCGGAAATGAGATTCTTTATACCCCCGCTGAAGAACCAGCTCAACGCTGCGGGTGTGGCGGTTGTACTTGCCAACAAGAGAGTTTAAATATAGAAAAAGAGTTACCTATTATTAAAAAAGAGAGTGAGTGAGGGTTAGTTATGGAGTGTCCAAAGTGTTTTGTAGAGTATGACCGCGGAGAAATTATAGTTCCTGACGGCATGGATATTGACGAAGCGGTTACTGCGGGTGTAGCGTTCTGCGTAATGTGCTTGCCACCAAAGGGTGACCAGCCACCGTTCTAAGGAGTAAGAGAGATTCAGACTTTCCTACCGCTTCCTGACTTTAAAGAGAGCGCGAGAGTTCTCGACGATAAGAGGTTAGGTAAGCAAAGAGTAGAAGCCTACCAAGTCATGCGTGTATTAGCAGGTATGACGAAAGGTTGGCGAAACCACCCCGCCGTTCTTATGTGGAGAGATTATGAAGGCGCACTATACGAATACGGCAGATTAGTTTGTGTCGAGTGGCGCGAACGAGGCTTCCAAGATTCCCTGTTAGAGCAATTCCCTAAAGATAGGGTAATATTGCCAGCATGGCTAGGTCACGACGAGTTCCACACGTCGCACCAAGCCAACCTCGTAAGAAAGTTGCCCGAGCATTATCGCAAATACTTTCCCAAAGTAGATGAAACATTACCGTACTATTGGCCAACAAAGGAGACAACATGGCTCGCAAAGTAGAACGCACGTTCAAAGCAACACTCATGAAAAACACAGTTAAAGGTGGCGCATGGAAGGTCACTTATACCATTACCGAAAGTCGTAGCAACGGACTCGGTGGATATGACGACATTGAAATTGATAACAACGTAACCGCGTGGGCTAACGCCAGCGCAGGTAAGCGTTATATTAAAGAGAGGGTTCAGCAGTTGACCCCACGCAAGAGCGTTAAGCTCGCTGTTGTTAACGAAGATGAGAACGGAAAGCCAGTAAAGATTCAAGGTACTCTAATTTATAAACAGGAGTCTTAAAATTGAGTAGGATAGTACCTGAGCCATTGTGGGATAGGCCGATGCCCGACATCCCCGATGAAGAGATTTATGAGGAAGGAGATGATGACGACTATGAAGATTAAAGAAGAACTCGTAGCGTTGTTCCTTCGTAGGAGAGCGGATAAGGCATTTAAATTAGTGCCTTGCTACCATTGTTCAAGAACTATGGTGGTAACCAAAGAGAACCTACGAGTGCAGAACTTTTGTACCTCATGTAAATAGTTTTTTGTCCGCGTTGGGTTTCTTGCTTCCCCAACGCACCCACTCGCGTCAGGGTTGCCTCTACCCCTAACGCAAAGAAAGGCCACCTAGTTTCGGGTCTAGGTGGCCTTTCTGTTTAAGTCTTTAATGACCTGTTAGCGAGCGCCATATATCGACGCTTATCTTATTTGCTATGTAGAGAGCGAATAGGTTTGTAATAAGTTGTGGAATTAGCCAATTAGTTGTTTTCTTTACTGGTGTTAAGACGGCCATTTTACTTCTCCATTAACTACGAATACCAATCCTAGAGAGTCTCCCTGAGATAGATAAACTTCGTTGATTCCTGTTTGAGCCCAACCCCACTCATTAAATAGTGGGATAGCCCTGTGCTTTTTAATTAAAACTGCCCAATATGCTTCCGCTGGTGGCATGTCCTTGCATGATTCGAGCTCTTGAGCTGGCATTCCGTTGACTCTGCATACGACAGCATTTCCATATTTAACTGTGCCTTCTATTTTATAATCGGCATTTCTTAATAGAACTAAAGCATTTGTATTGTCTGGCGACGGGATGCAGCTCGAGCTCACCTGGTTTCCGCCGCCATCAACGTGTAGGTTTATACACTTCTCTGGCTGATTAACATAGAATAGCCCGCCTACAATTAGAACAATACTTACAAGTATTTTCATTGTTGTGGGATTTCGCAATAATCAGTTGAGCAATACTTTTCACCGATTGCGTCCGCGGCCATACCTGCATAAACGTCAACAAAGTCAATAGGCAATAACTTGAAGGCATACTTTTCGTATTCTGCTTCGGTTATCTGTGTGTAGGGCATTTGCGGGTAAGTCTCGTTCCCCATTGGTAAGAAGGAAACGGTTTTGAGTTGCCCGTCAAACATGTGTAGAACTGTTCCTACGGCGTCTTTTTCAGTATTTGCATTAAAGGATACTGTAACGCTGACGCTGTTGTCTGACCAATATCGCTGTGCGGTAGCCGCGAGCGACATCTTTTCATAGATTGAAACATCTTTTTCTGACCGTAGCGCCTCTGATTTGATGGGGAAGTAAACGACGCTAGTTGTCTTAGGAGATTCGGAAGCCTTTTCTATTTTATAACCCGACGCTTTAAACAAAGGTAGCATTGGGTCTTCATTAGAGAAACGGATTGCACGTAGGAAGTACTTGCCGCCAGGAGTCCAGTGAACCCCAGGAGATTCTCCCGCTAATATAGAAACGGTACCGCTAGGCTTAACGGTGGTAGTTTTAATTGATTCTCGAATGCCAAGCCACTCTGAATATGTGCGGTCGTAGTCTTGAATTGTTTTATACCCCTCGTCCATCCACTCACGAAGTACAGGCATACCTACGAGGTCAGCGAAGTTAGCCACTCCAGACATAGAGGTTCCAATACGACGATTGCGTTGCATGATTGCGTTAGTCTCTTCCCAGTGGGTAGGAAGCAATGTTACAGTCTTTGCATAGAGATAGGCAAACTTTAGAGTACGTAGGTAATCTTCTTTAGATTCATGGCGATTGAGGTAAGTTTCAACCAGAGTACAGCACTCAAAAGATTCCAGCGATTGTTCAGCGCACGGATTGTACCCAGCAGCTCGATGGTCTTTATTATTGATTGGGTCTATGAGTCGGCCATACTGACGAGTAACATCCATCCAGATAACACCAGGCTCACCGTTCAAAGCAATACCCTCAACTATGTGGTCTAATTTAGAACCCACAGATACTTCTACAGAGTTGTTAGACATCCAGGCCCAGCCAGGAGCTGCAGCTTCGTAGGAGTTGCGCTCAGGGAAAGCCTTTGCGTTCTTTAAATTTAAAAAGTCTTGGTCATCAAGTCGGCCCATCAACAGCTCAGCACTGCGGCGGACATTGCCAGATACAACGCAGACTCCAATTAGATTACCCAAATCTGCTATATCTACCCTTGTTAATTTAGAACCCGCCCTCTTTCTATTAAAGATGCGTCGTACGTGATTGTGGAGCTTCTCCAGAGGCTCATGGCCCGCAGCTGTGCCGCCGAAGGTTTTGATGGGGGTACCCGCTGGTCTAATTAAAGAATAATCAAATACATAAACAGGCTGTTCTGGTTTTAAATAGGAGTTAATCAGGGTACTTACTGACTCCACCCATCCCTCCCTGGTATCTGGAATCTGGATTATGACCTCAGGCAGTTTTGGCTCGTAAATAAAAAAGTCCTTGTCTGCACCCTTGTCATCAAATCCGACTCCCACGCCCAACATTGATGCTTCCATGAGGAAAGCAAACGGTTTAGCAGGGTCTAACTTAGTCATACTAGAGGTAGACACAAAGGCGCAGTTCTGTAAAGCCGCGGAGTTCTTCTGCTCGTTGACCAGTGGTGTTCCCATAACCCATAGACCTCGTCCTGGGGGTGTCCACTTTAAATTAAATAAACGGTCGAAGGCTTCCTTAGCCGAGGCTTGAGCTCTGCTGTCATTCCAAGGTAGACGATTGGTTTTGCAGTGGTCTTTCTGTAAGGAGTACATGCCCTCGATTACTCGCTGGCATACATCTACCCAAGTCTCCTTAGTTCCGTCCTCTTTTAGTCGGGAGTATGTTCTAAGGAAAGTAATCTCACCCACCGAGTTACCCGCCGCATCTTTATAACCCCAAGGTACTTTCTTACTGCGGTAGTCCTTTAGGAATTCTTCTGCTAGTCGGAAACTCAGTGCCATATTCTCTCCTCTGTTAAAAAGTTAATTCTACTAGTGCGTTACATCTGTTTGGAAACTATGCTGTTCCAGGGTATTGCGAGGCTCTCTTATATGATAATAAGAAATCCTTATTCTTCGATAGCACCCTTAATTATCTGGGTGGTTTGCTCTTCATTTAGCCCGCCATTTGGCAACTCACGAAGCGCTTGTGCCTTATCTCCGAAGATAGAACTTAGCACACCTGCGCTTCCTTGGCGCTCTACAGTCATGCGAATAAACTCACGTGAGTCGTCCAATTCTTTGGTTGTTTTAATCAATTTGAATAGGCGGTCTATCTCTTGAGATACATTGGGGTCAGCGTATCCACCATTCATTTCTTCAGCAAATCGCATAAAAGCGACCCTTTGTCCCTGCATTTCTATCACCGCATTGATTAAAGCCTTAAGTTGTTCTTTACTCTTTACTTCTACTGGTAACTTGAAAGCACACATAGATTGTGGTTTAAAAGCGGGGCAATTAGCGGCTACGAAACAGGTATCGCATGCCCTAAGCGAGGTGCTGTGTGAGGATACAGTGGTTACATCTTTGATGACACCGTCGGCGTCAACTTCACTCTTTGTATCGAATCCGAACACTGGAAGATTGGCATATTCGTCAGCATTTCGTGGTTCAAGTTTCCGCGTATGAATACCCTTATTATCATATACGGTAGGGTTGGTTTCCCCACTTTGCTCCACTTCTCTCCCCTCGCTATTATCATATAACAACGGGTCGTCTGGGCTATTGGTCATCTTGTTCATCCTTATCTCGAACTGTTCATAAGACCACACCGCCAACTTACAGACTTCCTGCGGGTCATCCTCGATTATCTTATCAAGGTCCAAGCCAGCCTTTTCATAGATTGCCTTGTACCTTGGTCTTGCTTGTTCTTTCATCTTCTTTGGGTACCTGACTAACCTTGTGCCATCCCAAATGATTGTTTCTCCGTGCATCATTGGCGATAGCCAGGATAAGGTACTTGCGGTTTCAAATAGAATAGACCGAAGGTTATCGGGCTTTGCGCACCCTAATGCATGCCATCTGGTCCCTTGGCGCTTGGTGTTTAAGCGGGTAGCGCTAGCCAGTCTTGTATCTATTTCTATAGCATCTCCTGGGATTGCGACATCTAAATAGTAGTCCGCTAACCTCTGAAGGCCGTTTAAATCCGTCTGGGGCTGCCATACGGGGACGAACTTACCTGGGGGTAACTCCGACCAAACCTTTGTACGATGACGCTCTACCCAAGCTGGGTCGATTGTAGGGCTGTTAATCTCAAATACAGTATTGAGCCTATCTATATTAACGGCTACAAAATGCTCGTATCCCGCGGCAAACTCTTCGAGCTCATCAGCTGTGAGCTTCAGCGTCTTGGGCAGGCCAGGGTGCACATAAATATAGAAATCTTTATTAAAGTAGTTTTCTAATAGATACTCTTTGGTTTTAGGAAGCCCTCGGCTCACCAGTCGGTGGTAGCTGACCCCAACATGGTTTGCGGTAGTTTCCTCGAGTATTACTCTATTTGAAGGAACCTCAGCACCTAGATAGATAACCTTCACTTAGGCTTGCTCCAGGTGATGCCACACTTAGCACACAGGTACGCATCTCCGCTTACGTAATCTAATACATTTCCCTCGCACCCTCTAGGGCAAGTTGGCTTCTCGCTCATATTCGTGGGTCCTCCTTAAAGGCATCCTGTTGGCGTTCAATTTCTTCAACAATGTCTGACCAGGCTTTAACACCCCTGCGGCTGTCTGGCCTAAATTCTTCTCTAATATACAACGGCTGTAAAAATACCAAAGTTGTCATACCAATTTCAAGTAGCTGGGTGACTAATTCTGGGTCCGAAGTTATTACATACTCTACGGGACCTTGGGACTTTACCCACTCTACCTGACGTAGCTTTGGGTGCTCGCCGAGTGCTGGAATTTTTTTATAATCAACAAGGTCGTCAATGTTATTGACGCGTTGCTGACGTAGCCAATGGTCATCCTTTTCTACGTCTTCACATAGAACAAGAACGCGATGCTTTTCTTTAAGACTTCTGTACAGCGCCATACCATTTGGGATGGGGGCGCTTTTATCATTTCTAAGTACGCCGTCTAAAAATACTAATATTGCCACAGATAGACCCTATCACTTGTAGTGTGTAGCCGCTCTCCTTATCAGAGTGCTAGTTGATGGCAATTCCATGCCATACGTTTGTGCTTCAAATTCTTTTCGGCTTTTTGTGGAAATTTCTTTTAGTTGTTTTAATGCTTGTACAACACCAGATGCTTTTCCAGCTTGCCAACGATAATTATATACATCAGCGTAGCCTTGTCCAGAGGCGCTAAATGCATATTTACGACCGTGGTGAATATCTTCAAATAAAGCAGCGCCTTGTTCTACAGCAAGTTTTAATGCAGCTTCGGCATTCCTTCTTGCCACATCTGTGGTTGCTGAGCCAATAGATGTTAAGGCGTCAGAATACCTTGACAAAATATCGACTGCCATAGACTTATCCTGCTCCACTTTTCTATTCCATATCTGATTCTGCGGAACACCGCGAACCTCTGGCATCACAGTCCAATCATCATTCGTCAAGCTGTAAGCTGCGTATGGTTTAATGGAGCGGATGTCAGACTGAACATTAACATAAAATGTCAACTCAAATATATCTAGGAAATTAGAAGTGGACTGGTGGAGGGTCTGGAACCCCTCGTTGAACATCTGGGAAATCTCTTTATCGCTAAGACCTTTGTACTTAGGATTAGATTGCCTAAAAACTAAATAATTAATTCCTATTAAGCAGTCCAAGTCTGCTGGTTTACGAGCTGCGGTCCATTGGTAGCTCACAGCTGAGCCAGCTAGCCAAACATGGGCAAAGGCCTCAGGGTTGTAGTAACTCTGTTTTAAATGGTCAAATAGGATTCTTAAAATTAAAGAACGGATGTGGGGGACAATCTTGCCGTTCCTGAACAACCTAGGGTCTAGACCAGCTCCAGGTGTGCTGAAGTATGAAGTTTCCGACGGCTCTAGTTTGACTGGCTCTGCCTGCCGTACCAGCGCGTCGTAATAGTTCATCTAGGTATTATAGTTCTTTTTCCCGCCGCTCTTTGTACATAACATCGGTATCAGCAATGAATTTGCTTGGATGCTCTGCTCTGTCTGTCTTTATTGGAGTCATATAGCCACATTGACTGTGTGCATTAATAAATTGCTGTGCCCACATCATGACCATTGATTCGTTTTCTTCGACTTCTGCTTGAAAAGATGCCACGCACACGCATGTCATTTCTACGAACGCCATTGAGACCTACCCCCTTGAAGTGTATTTACAGTATACTCCTGAGGTACAGGCTAAATACGGGTTTACTATTCGCCAGAAATCAACGGTTTTATCAAATCCAGGACCTGATAGGCAATTGCGGACTGGTTCATGCTGTCTACTATGTCCTGACACCCATGTTTGATGTCATCTAGGCTTGCCTGACGGTCCACGGTAAGGGTGGTCGACAGGTCTGCCGTTGCGTACCAGTCCCCGCTTGGTTTCTTTACAATAATAAAGGCTGTAATTCCACCACTATCTTCTGCAGGTACATTTTCTGCAATTCCTTCTTCTGGTATTACAACTGCGTCTTCAATAACTTCTTCGCTCATTTATATAGTCCTTTACTTTCGTTAAACTTCTTCATGTTGTATGACTTAACAGGGCAGAAATCACACAAATGCATTTTTGGCATCTTACTAGGGTCAAGTCCAGCTTCCCTACGGTCCTTAGATGTTTCTGGTTTTAACACTTTCTTTTCTGACTTGTAGTCAGAGCACTGACCCTGCGGACGATTGTGCTCGGCATAGCAACGCATTGCATCTGCGGAATAATTGTCCTTAGTGTCATAGAAATTTGTACCGAATACATCAAGGCCAGGTGAGCCTTTTTGGAATTGTTCAGTAATTTGCCGTTTTCCATCTGGGTGTTGCCAAATAACTAAATCAGCATCAGCCAGGGTGCCTTTATGGTCTGGACCATGTTGGTCAACTACTGCATGTAGAAATGGATTACGGTTCTGGTCATGACCTGGTTTATCTGTGTTTGGGAATCGGTCATCATAAGGAATCTCTTCTACCGACTTGCAAGTAAAACAAGCAAGCAATAGAACTTTTGGCCGCTTTTCAGGCGGCGTATCTTTATTTAAGTAGGATAGGTCAAGTACCATGCGAACAGCCTACCACAGAACTATAGGATGTCTACTATCCCCGTGCTTTCTTAATTTGCGCGTTTCGTCTGGCTATTGCCTCTGGGGTATCTTTACGCTTGGCTGAACGTTCTTGGTCTACGTTTAATTTTTCGGCTACTGCCTTTACTGGACTTGCTTCCTTTGGTTTTTTTGAGACCAGTGGTCCAGCGGCCATAGCATCGCTAATAAGCCTACTACGTCTTTGCTCTGGGGCAGGCGCATTTTTGCCTGGCTTACGTGTTGCTGTTTTTGGTACAGAAAACAAGCCTCCGCTGTGAATAGCAAGCCCTTCTACGTAATTAGGGTGCTCTGTGTTAGCGGAGGCGCCGAGTAACGCCCTGTGTGATGGTGCCTCTTTATCAAACTTAATGAACTGGTGTTCTTTAGGGTTCAGCGCAGGTTTGGCTGAAAGTTTAATCTCACCTTTTTCATCTCTTGTTCCAGAGAACTGCATCTCAGTGGGGTTCACTTTTTATTCCTTAATTTATTGACAGCAGACATGCCACCTTTATCAAAGGCAGCTTCTTCTGCTTGATAAGCTTCTTGACGTGCTCTTGCTGCATGAAAATCATCTGGGCTTACTAATGCTCCCATGCCAACAGGTGTAGGCCACGGCCCACCCTGTCTTTTAGTATCCGTTTCTCGACGCTGAGGCATTTACATGTCCGCCTGAATCTCGAGGTGTTGGGTTCTTTGTTGTAATTTTTCTACCGTCTGAACCTGTTGCGGTAGCTGTTGGGTCTCCTGCAGCGACACGACGACGCTGTGCAACTTCTGGACTATCGCTATATCTTCCAACTGAAGCGCGAAGTAGCCCAAGCATAGTGTCTTTATGTGCCTTAATTGATGACTCCGTTGCCTTTGATTGACGACGTGCATCTAATTCTCTGCGGACGCCTTTAATCATTAGTTACCCGCTGGGTTTACTTTAGAAGTCTCTTCTGAATTAATAAATCCATAATTCATATATGGATGTAGGTCTGCACGGTTCTGTACAACAAGCTGGTCACCCATACCTGGTTGAACTGTGGTATTTGGACGACGCTTGCGATATTTACCGTCTGTTGCGCCCTCGTTCATGTCTCCGTTTAGGGAGCGTGATTGATTAACTGCCATTATGCCATCCGTCCTTTAACTAGTCTTGCTGCCTTACGTCGAGTACAACCTGGGCATAGACTCTGGTCTTTCAATGATTGTACTGGGTTCATTGAAATACCACATGCCTTACAGGCCTTGGTGCCGTTATAAATCGTCTCCAAAGACACATCTGTAGCCCCTGCCATGCCTTCGCCAGTGCTATCTGTAAATAATCCAGGGTCTTTCATACTGAGCCTCCTAATGTGTTGCGGCTAGTAGATTGTGGAGTGTTAGGTGTGTTGGAGAAGTCAGACTCCACACGTTGACCTGCTTGGTTTCCGCTTCTACCTGGTAGGTCAATAATATCTCGAATGCCTATTTCTTCTGTAACGAATCCGTACCTGTCTGGAAACAGGTTAACCTGTGGGAGGTTAGGACGTACGTATTCTTGTACCTCTTCACTTGTCATAGTCCATGTAGCGAGCGCCTGATTAAGTAAGCGGTCTTGATTAGACTGAAAAGGTCCAAGGTAATCCTGTGGTGGGAACGCTGCCTCAATCGGTGTGTGATAAGGCTTGCGGCCATCATCCTGCCACGGCTTGCGGCCGTAGGTACCGTCTGCATATTTACCTGGCATAGTTTACTTCCACTGTGGACGCATACGAGACATTTGCTCTACGCGTACTTTGTTAATGTTGTATGGGGAATCGCTTCTTACTGATGGACCTGCTTTACCATCGTTAGGTAGATGAGGAGCTGGAACTAGTGTGGTTACTTCTACATTTCTTTTTACACGATAGACATTACCGTCTTTGCTAGCTTTCATCTGACGTTCAATGCCACGCATGTTATCTAATCCTGCTGGGTAATAGTAATCAGACTGGTCAATGCGCTCACCGCGGTGAACACCACGTTGGTAGGAACGCTGTCCTATTCTAACTTTAAGTGAGTCTGATACACGTTCTGATTGTCCATTGGGACGACCGCGGTCATCGCGACGTGTTCGTATCGTGCCTAAATAACCGTCTGGATATTCAGCTTGTGGAACACGGCCAACACCAAGGCGCAGAAAGTCGAGCTCTGAACGAGCGACAGGAGTACCACCGCCACCATAATTGGTGTAGGTGCCGTACATGCCATTGGCACCTAAGTTCTGCGTATTTTGATGTGGATTAGGCATGCATCAATCATACGCCTGTAAAACTACAGGGTCGCTGTAAACTCTTTGCCTTCGTAAACAGCCCAGCCATCCATGATATGGATAGGCTGTAAAGTGAAGGAATCGTCAGGTCTGACCCAACCAATCATCACTCCTTGCTGCCAATCTTCCCAGTGTTTAACTGGTCGACCGTTATCAGTAAGACCAGAGCCGTATGAAGGAACCGCGCCATCAATTCGGCATAGGCATCCAGGGCTTGCAGATACACTGCGGATAGGACCATCTTGGTCATGCACAGTCTTGTACTGCATCTCTTGTCTGTGGACATGTCCAAACACTGTTGAGATGTGTGGGTTTTTATTTATATAGGCACTTGCTGTTGAGCCACCTGAACGCACTGTGGTTCCATGAATAGCGCGAAGGTATTTGGTTACCCAATACTCTCCTGCTGGGTAGGCGCCCACATACTCAACCTTAATGTCATCTAGACGTAGAAGGTATGGGATGGACATAACAGGCCAGTCTTCTGGCTTTGACGCTGCCCTCTTAATTCCCTTGGCTGCCATAGCATTCATGACTACAAATTTATTCATGCGGCAATCATGGTTTCCTTCCAACAAAACAATCTTTGCGTCTGGGCAAGTAGCTCTTTGCTTTGCTAGTAGGTTGTGGCCGTAATCAAGTGCTGGTTGTACTGTGTGGGCAAACATTTCTTCTTGTGCGTACTTGCCCATGGTTGGTAAATCTAAGTAATCCCCCAGATGAATAATTTCATCTACGCCATATTTTTCTTCTAGATACGCAAGTAATTGGAAGTGAACATCAATCGCTGCTTCATCATGGAATGGGTCTAGTGTTCCGTCTTCGTATTTACGATAACCAATCTGTGGGTCTGGCACGAACATTATTAAACGTGTGCCATCTTTTTTACCCTTGCGTTCTTTATATGTTGCTGGCTTAATTATTGTTGGCTTTGCTGGTTGTACTGGAGGCCAAGCCCAATCTACGCTAGGTGCAGCAACTACTTGTTCTTCTATAGCTTTATCTAATAAATCCCCTATAGACATTTTTGTCATCAGTTCAGTTCTTTCTCTTGTTTATAGCATGAACACTTTTTTCTAAAGTGATTGTAAAACGTGGTCCTTTGTAGAGGTATCTCTGGGTACACTTCTTTAATTGCAAAGAAGTAATTAGACATATCTACAAGGATTTTCTGACCACCGAATGCTTTATACATTCGTTCAACTGTTTCTTCATCAACAGTTTCTAACCATCTAGCGCATATGCATCCGCCTGCGCTTCTACGTCTCTTAGGATTAGTCTCTAATTCGGTTAACAAATCACCAAGACTCTTTTTGTCCGATAGTTTCGGCACCACAAGTTCCTTTCATCCCGTCTTGCACTGCATCTTAAGCGTATCATAAAGAATCACTAGCGGTATGTAAAGTAGCCCCCTGCAAAAATATTTGCAGGGGGCTTTGTACAAGAAGGGGGAGTCGTACTATAACATGGTTACTGTCAACCTTGCAATATTATAATAAGATTGTTAGACAACCATGGACATCTATGTACAACCATGGACAACTATTCTATTGAAATAGTCTTAGCTTTCTTAGCCTCTGGAACGATTCTCTCTAGTGCGATGGTCAAGAACCCGTCCTCTAGCTTAGCACCGTTTACTACCACGTCGTCTGACACGGCAAAACGCTGCAAGAAGGTGCGGCCAGCTATGCCTTTGTAGGCGTAGGTTGCCCCGTCCTCCTCTTCCTTTTCTCCCGATACGGTAATAACATTTTCTTTATACTCAATGTTAATTTCAGACTTCTTGAACCCCGCAACCGCCAGTTCAATCTCGGCTTTGTCATCGGGTAGGGTCTTAATATTGTATGGGGGATAGGTTGAGTTGACTTTGAGGTCAAATAACTGGTTAAACATGTCTAGATGCTTATCAAAACCGAAAGTCCACGGTTTAAGCATGTTATTTAGTAGTGCTAATGGGTCTACGGAACGTTCAGCAGCAATACGGTGAGCGTTTGCAACCTGTTGAGCGCCTAGTTTCATTTCTTTAGGGTGAGACCAGTCGTTGTTTCCTGACCATTGAATTGGGTAGCCTGAAGCCATAATTTATCTCCTTAGACGATAAATGTTTAGTGACCCTCGGAATTGAGCAGTCATCAATAGTATACAACATTCTAAATTTAAATATATTCCTGTAAATGCAAAAGGCCCCCTTGCGGGGGCCTGAGCTATTAAGTTTTAGTTACCGTGTGACCCGCCGCCGTCCTGAAAATTAGGACGTTGACGACGAACTGCAGGTGCAAACATACGGCCATTTGCCTGTGTTGCTCCTGCTTCTGGTGCTACGGTCTTTTGGAATTTAACGCGGATACCATAACGTGCACCGCCACGAGCAAGCTTGCCCATGATGTTAGAGCGTGCAGGTTTTGGTTGCTTGTATGGGTCTCCAGCTTGAGCTCCACCTTTTTTAACAAGTGTGCCCTTTGAAGGCATAGCAACGCGTGGCTTTGCGCCTGCGGCATTCTTTGGTTCCGCTGATGTCGGAGCCAATGGTGCCTTGTTCTTAGTTGAATCTTTTTTCATTTAGTTTCCTTTGGCCAAGGGTTTAAATAAGGGTAGCCTTATTATTGGATAAATACAGGGTTAACTTGCCTTTACTTCAAAGACAATTGCGGAAATCTGGCCGTCATGGCTCTCAATGCTTGAGAACCCTGGGACGCAGATGAGGTCAAGACCGCGGGGAGCTGTATATCCACGAGCAATAGCGATAGCTTTTACAGCCTGATTAACTGCACCTGCACCTACCGCACGAATCTTACAATTACGTGTCTCATAAATACTATGAGCAATTGCGGATGCCACAGCCTGTGGATTGGACCCAGCGCTTACGCGTAGGATTTGTTCTTGGGGTTGTTCGGACATGTGTACCTCGGTTTACGTATAGTGGGACTCCCGTAAGTACAATTATGAAGTCTAAATTAGATTTGGTCTGTCTAAAGGGGTAGGGGCCCTGCCATAGGTACCGCAGCTGCTGCACTCCATGTCCAGGAAGTACGTAGCCATTTCATAATCCTCAAATTGAGCTTTTATATTCCATATAGTTGACTCGCAAATAGGGCATTCATGCAGAACCTGGTCTGCATAATCCATAGACCCTGAATAATCGGGCTTTAGTTCTCTAATGCTCTTCGTGTGGCGCTGCACCAAACTGTCCTATCACTGAGAAAGCCACCTCCATATAAACAAGGGCGTTTGAAGCAAGGTCTTCAGGGTGGTTGAGGCTAGTTTCATCTTTAGTCCAGTTATGTAATAGATAGTCTCTTAGACCAGGGGTTAATTTACTAATGAACTCATCGACGGTCATGTAACCGTGGGCCCTGAGCTGCTTATCTTTCATTAGCTTTTTTCTGTTCTAATATAAGAAAAGGTCCTGAGGTATACACATCTAAATCTTCAGCTATCTTTAACGCCTCCTGTATGTTTGCGCCAGCATGCAAGGCTCCCAGAGCGTAACCAGAGCCATTACCTACTCCATAGAACCCTGTTTCAGCTTGGCACACAGATAGGTCTTCGCTAACATCAAATATCTCACCATTAACAGCTATCAAGAAATGAAATCTTTGGCCCTTGTCGTTCTTTGGCCTCTCTTCATCAAAGTTATAACCATTATTTTTTAGGCACTCACGCAAAGAAGGAATCAACTTTGAAATAACAAAGTGATAGGTGTCAGCCTTATCTTTAGCTGTCATACGTGGTGGTTTCCACAGGTGTTGGGCAATATCGCAAGCCCCAACCTCACCTGCACCCGCTAGCAACACTCCATTAGCTAATTGTGAAATCTTAACCATGTTCTTGTGTCTAAAAATGCGGCCGTCGTCATCGGTTACTTGATTATCTGCACCTAGTACGCACTTGTTTTTATGCTGCACTCCTACGATTGTTGTCATTTATCGTTCCCTATGGTCTGCGCCTTGCAGCTTTTCATACACTTCTTTCTCGTATGCTGGTCCATGAAGCCCAGCCACAAGTCTTGCTAATGCATACGAGTCTGCGGCGTTATCGTCGGTAAATTCTACCCCCCATTTTTTATAAATGTAAAGTAGCATTTGAGCCTTTTGTATACCCGTCCCCTTGCCTGTTACATACTTCTTCAGGCTTGTGGGCGGGACAAGAAGCGGGTAGTACCCCGCGTCTCTACATACAAGTTTAACCATACCCCCAAGTTCACCTAGATGGAACACCCTGCCTTGACCAGCAAAAGCGTAATCTTCCATGGCTATGTCTTCTATAGGGTACTTTGCACCATCAATCGTTTCTTTTAAAAACTTCCTAATCTCAACAAGCCTATCTATGCCTTTAATCTCAGACTTAAATACTGTTGTTAAGTATGTGCCATTTGTTGAAAGCAGCGTGCACGCAAAACCGCTGTATGACTGGTCAATACCCAGATACAAACGGCTACTGCCTGTGACCGACAGACCTCCATCAAATTTTTTTAAGGTCATGGTACAAATCTATTTCCAAATCCTGACCTACCGTTAGAGGTACGTCGGGTAAGCTCTCTACTAGTTAGGGAGTAGTACCGCTCTAGGTTTTCTAGTGCTGTCTCTAATAATTTACGATAAGCGTGGGCATAGTTCTTTGCTTTCTCTAGAACCATCACTGTGTCATCGGTGGACACAGATGCCTTTAACATGACGGCCTTTTCCGTAGTCTTTCCGTTGGTCTTAGTTAATAGTCCACGAGCCACTTCTATCTCATAATTATTAGTAGCTTCTAACTCTGCCAATGATGCACAGGCAACTTGAGTTCTAAGAAAGTTTAGATTTTCCATGTACTTTGCAGCCATAATCATTAGGTCTTGGTCATCAACTAACGTTATATCCTCAGGGAATGGGGGTGGGGCAATATCCATCTTCCTTTTTAGTGGAAGTCCCTGCGCTTCTAACTGCTGTAGAACAATCTCACTTATACCTGTAGCAACTAACTCACTCATTGTAGCCTCCGCACTTTGAACATCCGCCCCACTTATCTAAATTACAAGCGGGTGGAGTGTTGTTGTTAATCGACTCGACAATCATAGCGGCAGCCTCGAATAAAGGCGCAATAGCAAAATCACTCTTTGGTACAACAAACTCTTTTACATCTTGCGTAGCTTTGTTCTCATAAATAAGAACAGCTTCCCGTGGGTAATTGTCATACCCCAATAGCTCTGCAAGTTTCATATAGATTTGTACTTGAGTTACGTGCTTAGCAAATGGAGCTTTGATTTCTGGCCACACCTTCTCCATGGTTCCAAACTCTTTTGCCATCTCTGGGTTCTCCCAGCGTATAGTTCCAAAACCTATTGACTTTACTTCTAGCATTAGAGGGTCACCAAAATTAGTAAGCCAACCATCTGCATGCCCAAAGATGCGTAGTGGTTCGTAAAACAACGGGACTTCTTTATACTCTAGTGGACCTTCGTGGCAATCAGACCCGCCCCAAAAATACTCGTCGCAATCTTTGCAGTACCACTTTCCGTACAAGTGACCCATTTCTTGAAACCATCGTTGCCACTTAGCGTGAATGCCGTGACCCTCTGCAAAAACTGATTGCAGCCGTAAACTATTACGACGTGAGCTTTCTAATGGTAAATGGCCTTTTAATTGAAAGTAAGATGCTCGATAGCACCACTCATCGCCCGCCATCTCTGAGGGGTGTAAGACGTCTGTGCGTCTAGATTTATCCGTTGGTTTAGATAGAACATAACGTTCTACCGACCCTAGAACTCGTGAAGGTTTTTTGCCTGCATCTAAAAATGATTTTAGTGCCCCACCTGGCTTGTACTTTTCTGTCATACCGACACCGTATCACAGGTCGCCGTCAAGTATCCACTCCTCTAGGGTTTTGCCGTGCTTCTTAGCTTTACGCTTAAGCGCATTACGCTCACGATGCGACATGCCACCCCATATACCGTGTTGCTCTTCTTGTGCTTCTGCGTACAGCAAACATTCCTTACGCACTGGGCATTCAGGTAAGCCATCACGTCCAAAGCAGACAGCTTTAGATACGGATGCAATCTTTTTATATTTGGCTTTATCTCTGGGAGGAAACCAAAGCTCTGTGTCCATCCCCCGACACTTGGCTTGATGTCGCCAACCTTCTAAGTGGCCGATATCTTCGAACAACTACACTCCAAAGTTTTCTGGCGTAGTTCTAGAAAATCGTCCTCCAATAACATCACATAGTTTTCATTGTTGAGACTGAAACCGAGTACTGGAGTACGACTGTCAAGGATTGCTTCCTTAACAATCTTCTCTAGAACCGTGGCCTTGATAGTCACGGTGGCTTTGCCAGTCCACTTGTGTTCTATTAACAAGTCTTTAGACCGAACATCACCCTTCCGACTCCAAAACGCACCGCTGCCAGCATTACGCTGACCGCCGATTGCTTTTGCTAATCGGTCCTCGTGTTTCTTCGACTCCCTTTGTCCCTTACTCTTCATCCTCGGCTACTAACTTAGAGCCTTGTTTGATTGAGTCAAGAACGTCACGCTCGAGTGTCTCCTTTAAATCAATTTCTTCCCGTATAGAGTCAAGCATAGCATCGGAACCTTGCCACTGTCTATCGCCGTAGCGGTAATAGGCACCAGCTCTGGTTATCACTTTGTTGACAATTCCAATAGCCAATATCTCTTTGGCAAAGTCTAGGTCGCCAGCCAAAAGTCCATTGCCTTTGGCAAAGTAAAAGTCAAAAGATGCCACCTGGGATGGTGGGGCAGACTTGTTTTTGATTACTCGTACCTTAACCTCTTGACCCACACGTCTCTTTTCTTGGCCTGAACCAACCTCAATCCAGCCAGCACGACGTATTTCTAGGCGGGTAAAGAACGCATAGTCCTTACCTAAACCGCCTGGGGTAGTACGGTCATCGCCGTACATGACGCCAATCTTTGAGCGCCATTGGTTAATAACAATACCTATGAAAGGGCGTTCTGGTTCTACCAATGAACGCTTAGATGCTTTACCAACCTTACGAAAAAACTTATTAGTTAGAAGGGCGCCACGACCTACAGTAGCCATCTCCATCTCTTTATCGTCCTCTGTTGTAGGGACCAAGGCAGGTAACGAATCAATAACAATACAATCGACCGCTTTACTGCCAGTAATTTGGATGACCGATTCATAGGCTTCCTCCATTACGTTTGTTGAAACTACATATACACGACTTGCGTCTACGCCACACATCTCTGCGTAACTAGGTACCCATTGCTCAGCGGCTACCCAAACGGTAGTGAACTCTGGATTTTTCTTTTGATTAGCAGCAATTGTTTTAAGTGCGATAGCAGTCTTGCCATTACTTGCCTCGCCAATAATTTCGTGCCATTGATTTACTGGCCACCCACCACCAAGGGCTACATCTAAACTTATTGAACCACTTGTTATACGCTGAGATACATCGGTCTTAATCTCAGAACCTAAAATGATTGTGTCTTCGCCGTATTTTTTATTTATGTTTCGTAATACTTTTACTAATTCTGCATTCATTAAATCTTCCCTATGATTGTGGTTGGATTGTATCCGCCAGTTGATACTTGTTTAGCTGGTTGCGCTGGCCCCGCAGCCGACTGACCCGTGTTTACTCCTCTCATTCCAGTACCCGATTGTACTATAGGGTAGCCACAATCGTAACAACGCTTTCTAGACTCTGGAGTTGCTCCACCATAGTTTTGACTTCCGCAGCCTGGGCAACGTTCTGATACTCGGATGTTTTCTACTGGCGGGGTTGGTTGTTGTACTGGTCGTGGAGCAGGTGGTGGCGTTTGAAATGTGTTTGAAGGCTGACCACCAAGTTTGCTTGCCCACCAATTGTTACTCACCTAAGTCCTCCAACTTTCTAAAGTCTAAGCTTGTACTAAATACTTCCCCTGGGTTAATTAAACCAAGTTGTACGCCAGAAGACAAGCCCCCAAGAAGTGAAGAAAACGCAATCATCTTATACATCATGCGCATCATTTCTCTTTCGCGCTCACGTTCTTTTTCATTACCTGGGTCGTGCTTCTGTAGTTCATCAAGCTGTATGCCAGTTATAACATCCGCTGTCATCTCAGACATCATGTCTATGTACGGAAGTAAATAGGCAATCTGCTCTAATCTTTTTTCGCTTTCTTGCATCTCATGCTCGTCTCCCTCTTCACTGACGGGAGTCATACCTAATATTTTAGCAATAGTGTTAGGTTCTTCAGCTAGGTCGGTGTCATACAAAAACCAACGCATTAGTGTGCCCAAAGGTATTTCTGAATTTACAGTTTCAAACTGTATGTTTAAGGGTTTCTTTTTCTTAAAAGGCCACATTACTTTGCCTCACCCCACCTCTGCACGGTCGTGATGTCCGCTAATAACGGAACATCAAGAAGTTGAATACCTTCCATAGCCTCTCTGATAGCCGCGGCTGTCTCTTCAGCAAGACTGGCTGGGGTTAAAGTAACCAACTCATCATGTACGGTAAGTAGGATGCTTGATTCCTTTGGGATAAGTCTATGTGCCCTAATCATAGCAAGCTTCATGATGTCAGCAGCAGAACCTTGGATACGTGTGTTGAATGCTTGGCGCTCAGCACTGCCACGTTTAATAAAGTCCTTGGATACAATGTCTGGAATGTACCGTTTTCTACCCATTATGGTAGTAACGTACTTTTTCTGTTTAGTTGCGCCAACTACTTTTAATCTATAAGAGTTAACCGCCCCAAACTTAGAGGCAAAGTCACCAAGAAGGTTTCTAGCCTCTGTAACTGAACAACCTATGGAGCGAGCAATCTTGTCTGGTCCTACACCATAAGCCATAGATAGAACTAAGACCTTACCAGCCTGACGGTTGACACCCATGACATCTCCTACAGTGGTGTAGATGTCTTGCCCTTCAAGATAATTTTTCATCATGGTTTTATCTTTAGACATAGACGCAATAATACGAGGCTCAATTTGTGAGTAGTCAGCAACCACTAACTTGTAGCCCTCAGGTGCGTAAAAAAGATTACGAATAGCTTTACCGTTTTCACTAGCAGATGGGTTAGGTATGTTCTGCAGGTTTGGATTACGGCTAGAAAAACGGCCAGTCTCAGCGCCATGCTGTACAAAGTCAGCATGTATACGACCGCTTACTAACAAGCTTTCTTTATACTCTACTTTAGATTTACCACCCACTGTACGAACAACGTCTCCACCAAGGTACGGAATAACATAAGTGCTAAGCAACTTATTAAGGTCAGCGTACTCCAGTAGGGCGTGGACCATTGGGTCTTTATCTCTGTATGGTTCTAAAGCCTCGGCTGATACTGAGTAGTCCATGTAGTCAAGGTCTTTGCCTTGCATCTCTTTTTCAGCACCCTTGTTAGTAAGAATCTTTGGCTTAAGACCTCGTCCTCCCTCAGACTTCTTGCTGTACAAAAGATACTGTTTCTCTTGGTTAGAGTTAATGTTAAATACTCTGCCCGCTTGCTTATAAATCTGTGCTCTAGCAGCCTCAATGTCTGCTTCTAGTTTGGTATGCAACTCAGAAAGCGCATCTGTATCTATAGGAGCACCGTGAAGTTTCATGTGGCATAAAACCTCAAGCACATCCATCTCTAACTTCATGATGTTTTCTACGCCAGACTCTTTAATCTTATCGCGTACTACTTTCCAAAGCATAAACGTATATTTAGCATCTAAGTACGCATACTTAGCAACAACACTAAAAGCGTGGACCTCTACTTGAGCACCCACACCCTTCTCCATCTTGTATCCAAGCTCGCGCTCTAAGCAATCATCAAGACCGCACTTGTTCTTATTGCGGTTGTCATAAATAAACGAGCCCACCATCGTGTCAAAGTATGGGCCTACTGGAATTGTTTTATCAAAGTACTTTGCTACAGAGCAAAGGTCGAAGACTAGGTTGTGACCAATCTTTAACTTGTCACTAAAGAATAAAGGTTTTAATTCAGCAAAGACTTCTGCTGGCGATAGTTGTTCAGGAGCAGATTCGAAAGTCCTAGTAGCTTTGCGCTTGTCCCTAGAGTAATCGCTTTCGCGGGCTTGTAAACCAGCCAATACACGCTTCTCCCCCTGTCCTGTAAGTGGGAAGCTTTCTGATACAAATTCACCATGAGGATGGCCCATCGGAATAACATCCCCACGACCATAAGTCGCAAGGCTAAGCCATAGTACTTGATTAACAACAGGTACTCCTCTTCTATCGCCGACTGTTTCTACGTCAAATGCAAATGCTTCTTGTGCAAGGTAATAATCAACAAGTTCTTTTAGCTGTTCTTTTGTAGTAATGATATTCAAATGATTGCCTCGATTGATAGGTGTCTGAGGGCCAGCGACGAAAGGGGATTAAGTTTACTGGCCCTCAGAACTCTAGTGGTTATAGAAGAGAGTTTGCAATCTCTTCTAGTTCGGCCCATGTGTGTTCTTTGATTACAGAGCGGTCAAATGGCTTGATTGCTGCCACGCCTTCTTCCGCCGTCTTTTCATCAATACCCCAATCTTCCATGAGGTCACGAGGCTTTACTGCGTTGAGGTGATACACAGTCTGTTGCATTTTGCCTGTACGGCTAATAGCCCAGTAGTTCTTTGTCAGAGGTCCTTGTGGAGAAAACTCTGCTGCGTACAATGTCTTGTACAAACGTGGGCTTGCAATAAGCATTTGGCGAACAACGCCTGAAGGAGTAACCACTGCAATAGTGAATGCTCTTTTATCTTCTGGCTTGCTACCTAGCTTTGTGCATAGTGGGTCGTTAGGTCCAAGTGAAACATACGAACGCTTACCAACAGTTTTCTGCTGTAGAAAGTGCTGCTTGTAGATTGCGAATGGACCATTTTGGTCAATGAACTTGACGATTGTGAACTCACCATCAACGAATTTAAATTCTGTTGGGTAGTCACCTGTGGCTGTGGTTAGCTTTTCTGCTGCATCCCAGCCTGACTGAACAGCATTTGTAGTTGCTGCTACTGGTCGTTCTTCGATGGTTGCGGTGTCGAACTCATCGTTTTGTGGAAGATATTCTTCCGTGCGGTTTACTGCCATAGTTTTTCTATTCCTTTGTTTCAGTTGTTTTAGAGTCTTCGACTTGGATATTCTTCCAAGCCTCAGCGATTGCGTTAGTCAATTGCTGATTAGGCCACTGTATTCGCTTCACGTGCAAAACGCCAGCGACCTTAAACAATTCTACCACGCTATCAATCTGGGCCTTAGAATATAGTCTGCGACCCTTGTGGTCTTCTCCCTTTACATTCTTCTTTGTAGGAAGTCTGTATGGTGATGGCGGTAGGTAACCTGACTTTATCCATTGACGGATAGTAATCACTGGTCGTCCTAACGCTTGAGCGAGAGCGCCAATAGTATAGAACTCCATGTCCTTACCATTAGGTAGAGTCTTAGTGTAGGACTTTGATTCCCACGTATCGTCAACTTCTACCTTGGGAGCTTTTGGTTCCCTGCGCTTTCGTTTACTGCCTGGATAGTATGTATCCAAGTCAGAAAACATTTTATCTATTTGGTCTGACATTATTTCCCTACAATAAATGCGTATGTAACCTTTGAAGGAAACATAGTATCAATATCCTCTTCCGTGAGATAGCCCTCATAGAAAGCAGCCATGATTGCTGCTTCATCTATCTGTGGCACCATCTTGATGCATTTATCTTTGAGACCTTTTTTAGTCAAAATAGTTTCAGCAAGGTCCATGTCTAAGTTCTTAGACACACGACGTTGTTTCATAATTGTTAGGTCGTCCTCTTCCGATGTATCGGTTGGGACAGAAAGAACGATGTGACCGCGTTCGTCGGCTGAACCATACTCATCAATCGTCTGTGTAAGACGAGACTTTAGTTCTGATTGTCTTTTAGTTAATGTTTCGACTTCATCTTTAATAGCAGAGTACTGCTTAATGTAGCCGCGTACTGAGGTGATATCCATAAATCCCCTTTGGTTGTTGTTTACATACACAACCTATTACAGGGTTTGGATATTTGTCAACCTATCTTTTTACGAGCCTCTGCTGCTGTATAACTGCGGAACCCAGTCTTGCGTGGGTTCATAGAGCCAGGCTTCTTGTAGCCACTGCCCTTAGGCATAGTCTCTTGACGCCACTTTAAAGCAGCGGCAACCTTATCGTGGTGTTTTCCCATTTGATTAGTCTTCTTTAATATAGTTTTCTAAGGCTTCAATAATAATACTGGTTACAGTAACCTTCTCAGCTGCAGCTTTCTTCTGGACAGCGGTCCATAGCTGGTCTGACACGCGGATAGTACGCGTTGGGGTCTTAGGTGCGTTAGGCATCCTATAAGTGTACCCGCCCAACGATAATCGTTGGGTGTAAAGCTGGCAGACTAGGGGTCGAACCTAGACGTCTCCTGGTTCAGAGCCAGGCGTGTTGCCAATTACACCATCTGCCAATAGTTTTACTGCTGGTTCCCACAGTATATCGTCCCCATGATTCATGTATCTAGCTAGGACAAATAGCAGGTCTGAAAGCCTATTAAGGTACTTGGCTATGAGGGGGTTGGTCTCCCGCTGTTTTACGGCATCCCATACATCCCTCTCAGCTCTCCGTACTATTGTTCTAGAAAGATGTAGGTAGGACGAAGCCTTGGTGCCTGAAGGTAAAACAAATGACTCTAAAGGTTTTAACTGAGAGTTATAAAAATCTATAGTGGTTTCAAGATAAGTAATGTGTGCTTCAGTTACAGAAGCTTTTGGATAGGCCAGGTCAGCGCCTAAATCAAATAAATCATTCTGTACATTTTTTAATACTTTATGTACATCTTCGTTTTCTACATAACACATAGCAACACCAATAGAAGAGTTAGCTTCGTCTACTGTGCCAATTGCATCAAAGATAATATCTTCTTTGGGATGGCGTCCGTCGCCCATGAGTGCGGCCGTGCCTGTATCACCAGTCTTGGTATATATCCTGTTTAGTCTAACCACGAGCGGATGACGGGGTTCGAACCCGCGACCTGAACCTTGGCAAGGTTCCGCGCTACCAACTGCGCTACATCCGCGAAGCTGTCTAGCCTGGGCTCGAACCAGGGACCTGGCGATTAACAGTCGCCTGCTCTGCCAACTGAGCTACTAGACAATTGCTGCTTGTAAAAACTGTCTTAAACTTCCAACGCTTAACGGCATGTTACCGTTATCGTCAAACCCCTCTCCATCAATTACCGCATTTGCTACTGCACTCTTTTGTTGCAAAGCCTCGTGTTGTCTTTCTTCTATGGAACCAGAAACGATAATGTCTTGAATAACTATTGTTGGCCAGGTAGATGACGCTCTTTGTATGCGGCCATTCCTTTGCGTTGCGCTGCCTGAAGACCAAGGGAGGTCGTAATTGATAAGCATATTAGCAGCAGGAAGGTCCACACCGTAACCCCCAGCGTCAGAACTAACCAGTACGCGTACAGCGGGATTAGTATTGAAGTCAGTTTTGTTAAGTTCTTTAGTACGAGCATCTAGTTTACCTGAGTACTTTCTGCACATGTCTTCGCCGAGTGCTGCGACTATCTTATCAAGCATGTCAACATAGGTAGCAAAGATAACCACCTTGTTATTGTCATCCTGCTCTAGGTGGTCCTTTACATATTGAATTAGGTAATCTAATTTTGGAGAACTATTAATCTCATCTAGCGAGCCGTTATCGACAAGCTCAGCTATGTATGCTGAACCCTCGCCTCCCATCATTCTAAACTTAGCAGCGCTAGCTTTTAACAAATCTGGGTGAGAGCACAACATCTTAAGGGCACCAATCTTAGACATAATCTTGCCACGCATCTCGTCCTCTGGACCACCGCGTCTAGACTCCATACCGTAGTGAGCCATAATATTAAAGTTGCTGCCAAACAAATCTTGAGCTTCATCTAAGTCTGACAACAAATCTTCAACTATACGTCTGTATAACTTAGAAGACTTTCTGTCAAAGAATATCTTTATTGGGTCTTTATGAATTGTGTCTGGAAGATAAGGAGCAACGTCCTCGTCTTTCTGTGCTTTACGAACAGATGCTTCTTTCATCTTTTCGTGAAGAGTTTTTAAATTACGGTAGTACTGTGGTGCGCCCCAAGAGTTTCTTACGATAAAAGCGGCGTCAAAGATATCAAACCTACCAAGTACGTTGGCGTCAACGAATTGCATAATGCTATACAGCTCTTCTGGCTTGCCATTCTCAATAGGAGTACCTGTGAGTGCAAAACGGTACGGGGCGTTGACAAGTTTCTTGACTGCTCTTGAGCGCTTGGACTTAAAAGATTTGATTGCTGTGGCTTCGTCAAGGACGACAAATCCTCTTGGTAACTCCTTGACATAGTCCCAGTCGTTAACAATCTGCTCGTAGTTAAGAATGATGTAATCAATGCCTGTGTTACGCCAGTCTTGGGCTTGAGCATATTGCTCTGCTCTTTTCTTCGGCGTTCCATCCACAACCAAAGCTCGTGAAGTTCCATTAGTAAATTTCTCTATCTGTCCAGCCCATTGGTATTTTAGGGAAGACAGGCAAATTATAAGGCCTGGCTCAGTTACTTTGTTCTCATCCATCAGACGCTCTATTGCAGCTATGGTAATAACTGTTTTGCCTAACCCAAGGTCATAGGCAACCAACATGCGCTTACGAAGGCACATCTTGTCAACGGCCTCTGGTTGATAAGGAAGAAGGGAGCCACTAAAAGTCATCTGCGTACTCTACCTCAAGCATGGGTTTCATTTTAAGACCTTTAGAAGGGCAAGGGCCGCGCCCATGGACATCAGCAAATCCTTTTCTAGAACCAGAAGGCATGTGACCATGCAACTTTTCATCATACTTCATAAGTATTTTTCCTTGTTTTTGACAGTGACCGCATGTCATACATAAATAGGTTCCCTTAAACACCGTGCCGTCATCTGTTATCCAATCTAAAAACTTAGCAGTCCACACCCAACAGTGATTGCAAAGATACTGTTCATAATTTTTTTTATAGTCTTTAGACATAAGCTCTCATACGAGTGTCTACCAGCACCTTTAAATCTTCTAAGGTCCCAGCGTTATAAAAAATCTGGTCTGCTTTGTAATCTGCCATTTCAGACTCAGAGACGTGCTCGTTTACTGGGCCAAACCCAGGACGTTTGATTCTCCATATCTGTGCATCATCGTATTTCTTAATAGTATCTGCTTCATTAAGAAACCTAACATCTGTAATAACTACGTTCTCTGTAAAGTGCACGTCTCTTAAAGCCTGTGCTACCCAAAACTGTTCACCAAATACTTCACGTGCAGCAATGCCCACGTTCTGCAATAGACGGCGTACCCCGCCGTACTGCTTAGCCTCGTCCCAACCTACTCGGTCTACTAGCTGTCTTAATATTGTTTCTTCATTAGCTACATGTCCTACTACAGGATTCATGGCATAACAGAACTCACGTATAGGGTCTGCAAAAGCTATGCGTTTGAATGCATATTTTTCAACAAGGATGTTTGCAAGAGTGTCCTTGCCTGACTGTGCGTAACCAGTGAGTCCAATAATCATTTGCCGTCCCAGTTTCCTATCTTTGTAGTGGGTATGCCATTTTCTTGCCAAAGTCTAATCACATTTGGGTTGTCGTCAACAGCATGTTTAACGTCCCAGAATAGTCTTATGTGTTCCAGTATGTCCTTTTTGACCTCATAGTCTGGTCTGTAGTCCTTATTGCCACGCATAAACAATGCGGTGTGTGGGACGTTTGCTTTTGTTTCTAGCCAGTATGAGGTGTGGGCACGCCACTCTTCTCTGCGGGCGGTCACAATGATTATGTCAGTGTCGCCCTTGTCAACAACGTTCCACAACATGTCCACCACATGAGGATGGGGTGGAACATGGACGGATTCTCTGTGGAACTTATCAAAATCTTTCTTAAAATCATCAGTGTCATCTTTGTTAACTATGTACTTTAATATTGAATCTACGTTAGCCAATGTTCCATCTACATCAAATATCCAAGCTGGTCTTTTCTTTATCCTACGTAACGGCATGTTCTCCTCTTAGTGCTTTCTTTCCATTTACCATATGGCGTGCGTTCTCTAATCCATAGACTATCTCAGACTTGCTCATAGCGCCAACATCCTTCATGTCCGTGTTGCTGTAATTAAAGAACCAAGCGTCTGTGCCATATTCCTGTGCAAGAATCAACAAGTTTACTGACGAGTCTTGACCAGCCTTATCGTTGTCCATAGCAAAAATAACCCTATCGGCTCCACGCATTAGGTTGAACTGTTGCATAGATACCATAGAGCCGTAAGTGCTGACCCCACCTTTGATACCAACAGATGCCATTCTTACTACATCTAGCGGAGACTCAACAATAATCATGTCCCCACCTTTGTATTGCTTGTAACCAAATAACGTTGCGCTCTTTGGTACCCCAACAGGCTGGTTTCTAAAGAATCTAGACTTGTGACCTTTTTCTTGCCACCCCAATAACTTATGGGTGTGTGGGTCACGAATAACAGTAATCCAATTGCTGTGTCTTTCACTCCATAGAACTTCATACTCTTGCGCTGCAGCCAATGTAAGACCGCGTGAGGCAAGTGCATCTGCTGGCGGGTCAATAAAAGCCGCAAGCATTGACTCGGTTATGTAAGTAATGTCTTCAAATACTTTTTTTGGTTTGATTGCTTTTTGTAAAGAAGCCGCAAGGTTAGATGACCCGTCATTAAGCCACTCTTTAGATTTGTCGAAGTCCCACTTTTGAATATAGGAAACCAATGACAGCAGTCCACCTTTGTAGTGGCATGAGAAACAGATATGTGCACCTGTATCAGCGTTAATCCACCACGATGGGTTTCTGTCCTCGTGACCTGTTCTTTCAACATGTGCTGGACAATAGCTTTGGATTTCTGAGCCTCTAGTGGATACGACTTCAAGGCCTAACCTCTCTAACGTTTCCTGCATCTCGTTTAATGTCATAGGTCATCATTTTCTAGTTCGCGGAATTGACCGTTGTTCCAGTCCCACATAAGTGTTACTTCGCCACGGCCAGAGTTACGGCTGTCTAGAATCTTTAGTACGCGAGTGTCGTCCACTGCTTCATCCTCTCTTTGTAGTCCAAATATTACGTCTGCATCTTGATGAAAAGAAGAGGAGTAACCAATTGAGTCTGCAGTTACTTGTCCCTTTTTCATCTTCCACTTCAATGCCTGAGTGGAAATAACAATGGGTACCTTAAACCTTTGTGCCATGCGTTTCAAGCTACGAGTAATGTTGGTAATAGCCTGCGGAGTATTTGCCTCTCCAGTCTGCTCGTCAATCATCAAGTATGTACCGTCAATAAATACAACGTCTGGATGCAACACCTGTATCTTGCTGGAGATGCCAGTGACAGTCATGCCCGCTGCTGAGTCAACTAACCAAAACTTTTCTCTCATCTTCTCAATGCTTGCAAGCTTTGCTTTGTAACGTCCTTCTTCTTCTGGTGTAAGTAAACCGTTAATAAGACGACTGTGTGAAACCCTTGCTCTCATTGCATCGTAACGAGTCAGCTGCTCGTGGTTGCTCATCTCAAATGACTGGAACATAACTCTCTTGTCTTTCATATGAACGTTCTGTGCAATCTGCAACGCAAGAGTTGACTTACCAGTCTTTGGAGGAGCCACGATAACAATCAACTGACCGTTCTGTAATCCGCCTGTTGCCTGGTCCATAGTATTAAAACCAGTTGCAACACCTAATAGACCTGGGTTGTTCTTTCGGTATTCGTATTCGTCATAGCGTTTTTGTGCATCGACTGTTAAATCTAAATCGCTAGTGCCACTAAGACCGTCAGCCTCAAGTTGGCTAAGGCTTGATTGAATTGCAAGAAGCGCTGTTTCATGGTCTTGTTTTTCTATGTGCTTGATAGCAGTATCAACCATCTTAATAGTTGATGCTCTGCGTCTCTCATCAATAACAGCATCTACGAGATACTCAAGGCTGTCTTGTGCCTGAGTTAATTTATAGTTTGGATAACTAGCGGTAATAACATCAAGGCTTGGAACCTCTCCATAAGCAAAGTAATGCTCACGAACTAACTTCCATATGTTTTTATTTTCTGGGTCTACAAACCACTGGTCGCTTGCACCCCTATCAAACAATAGGGTTATGGACCTGTCCTCTAGGACTTTGCTTAGTAATCTAGTTTCATTATTCATAGTTCGTTTATGTTACGTCCCCAGTGCCCGTACATTAGCATCCTTGATTGTATATCAACGACACCAACAACCTCAGGTCTGAGTGGTAACTCTTGAACCAAGTGTTGTACCGATTGGTATGCTGTAAAGTATCTAAATGGATTAGTGCCTAGTCTGTCAAGTCCATCTACAAAATCTTGTAAATCATTTTCATTAAGCTCATAAGAAATAAGCTCTAGTGTTGTTCCTGTCCTAGATGTGTACAGGTATAGCCAACTAAGGACAGCTCGGTCAACTTTTTTGTCTACCTTTATGGTAGGAATAATTTTAAACTTGCGCTGCTTCGTAAGTTCAATTCGTAAAAATATGTCTGTAGTAACGAGTATTCTTTTTGGCAGTTCGTTACTTATGTCCCCGTGCTTCACGGGGTTAGAATACCTCTATCTTACCGAACTTTATAATGAACTCGCGGAACCGTGAATTAGAAGACCGCGCTTTGTCTGCATCTTCTTTCGATGCACGATTAGATATTTCTAGAGGATAGTTGCCGTTGTTATTTTCAATACGGGCTTTGACAAACTTTGTATGTTTACAAGAACCTCGTCCACTGAATCCTGGGCATGTGCAGAACAATTTATCGGTTCCTTCTTGAACCGACACTTCAAAGATACCTGGTCCAGGCGTCTGAGACTGACTCAGGAACACCTGCACTAGTCTTAGTTCTTCATTCACCGCATTCCTCATCGACGTAGGTCTCCTTTTTCTGCCACGATTGGTAAATAGGCAAAAGCTCCACGTGCGAAACTTTCTGTAGCATCACCGTAGAGGCCTGCCCAATCTTCTAGTTTTACGTTTGTTGTAACGATAGTAGGTAGTCCGTTGTTAAAACGAGTGCGAAGAAGATGATGAAGCATATTCTTCTGCCACCCAGAGAGCCCAGCGTGTTCCTTACCAACATCGTCTAGTACAAGTATACGAATGTTGTAGGCGTCAGCCAAGCATTCTCCTAAGACACCATGATAGAGCGTGTCCTGTGCATCTGTCGGGTCATCCATCATGGAACCTTTAAGTTCCAAAAAGTCGTTGAAAGTCATGAAATAGCAAGGTTTTGTAAGAGTATCGCCATCTTTTACACTAAAAGCTTCTATAGGAAGAGTGAGCATCATCTCCTGTAAAGTGGCTAAAGCCAACGTGGTCTTGCCTCGGCCTGGGTTTCCATCTAACAACAACCCTTTGCCACATGCCTTGTTACCAACAGCCCTAATAACCAAACCCTTTTCTACAGCCTTAATCCAACGAATGATTTTTGTTTTATCCTCTGGGTCAGACTCTACGCAATCTTCTAATCTCCAGCCTTGCATAGCGGGTGGAATGTTTGCTGCCTGTATCCAAGTACGACGGCGAATCTTTTGCTCTTCTAACTTATACATCAAGACCTTCCCATGATTTAGAAGCCTGTTCTCTTAATGCTACAACGTCTTTATCAGTTCTCAAAGAAGCCTTAGCATCATTTAACATCTGCGGTGCCCGTTTGATAAACATACGCCATATGAGGTCTGGGTTGTCAAGTCCCTTGTCATGTTTAATAGTTGAAAAGAACCTATCAATCAATTCTTTTTCGATAACCCCATTAGTGTTGTGATTCATGCGCAGGTTTTCAATGCCACCCTTAAACCCACTACGACTAGTCCACTCAGCAATCTTCCAGTTCATCTGCTTCATGTGGTCAGCAAAGTATTCTGCTAACTGAGTCGGGGTCCAGTCTTCAACGGGACGGGAAGCAATGTGTTTAATCTTTTCTACACGACGAGACTCTTTGGCTTCGCGACGCTTTATCCGAGTTTCTTCTTCCCACTTTTTCTTGGCCTCGGCTTCGTCGTCTGGGTCTCTTTGCATTTGCTCTCCTATCGGCATTGGGACTTTATCAAATTCTTCTTTCTCGTCGGACTCCGTCCGACCCTCTTTTAATATTGAATTAGCTCTCTTACTATACGGAGTATTAGCTGAGTGGCTATTCGGTGATATGTAGTTGCCTGTTTTGGCACTCCGTCGGGGTGCCTTTTTGGCACTCCGTCCGTGTGCCATTTCGGCATACCGTTCTACCACAGCCTGACCAGCCTCCGTAATCAGGACCTCAGACCAGTAATGACCGTTGCCTGTACGCCCCTTAGAAAGGCTTATAAGGCCATTAGAGCGGAGTTCCGTAAGGCCTGTACGGACGGACTTAACCCCAGTACCAAAGGCCTCTGCAAGGCCCTCAGCGCCGTTTATAGCCCCGTATCGGTTTATATGTACCAGCAGGCCTAGGGCCTTAGGGCTTAGGTTTTTCATTCGCCTTATTCCACTCCTCAATCAGTACCTTAGCAAAGATTCGAGCTACCGCCTCAACGCCCTCATAGAGGCCGTCTAGGTCTTCCAGCTCCTCTTCGTCCTCTTCATACTCCTCGTCGTCTTCCTCTTCATCCTCCTCTTCCTCTTCTTCGGTTTCTACCTCAGCAATAGGAAGTTGTTCTTGTTTAGGTACAACAGGGGTAACAACAGGTACCGCGTCTTTAGTTGCGGTCAAAGGTCCAAGACCATTAGTTAAATCAAAACACGGGATGTTTGCATCTCTACAGTGAGTAAGTATTACTTGTGAGTCGCCGTCTTCATCTGCCCACAGAATAAAGGCGGATGGGTTATTTCCCTTTGCCTCATCGGCAGCAGAAGCAAAAGGTTCAGTAGTTAGTACAGCACTAGATGATGGGATGCTGTCGTGAGACGCCCCCTCTGGAGCAAAGACAACAATATCTTTGCCATTGTCTTTTGCATACTGTGCAGCAAAGACTTGGCCTTGAGATGGTTTATCAGTGTAGGGAAGAAGAAGAGTTCCACCCTCACCGTTTGCATAGTAATAGTCTTCCATCAGAGCTTCTATGTTTGCTCTGCTAGTTGTGCCGTTACCAGCAACGATTACAAAATATTTAGACATAGGTCCTCCTTGTATGGAGACCCGATACTACTGTTCTCTTAGGGATTGCACAACGGCTGGGCGATAAGTTGCCACACGTTCAACTGCTGCCAATAGGGCAGAGCCTAGGAAAGCTCCTGCTACCGCATACAGAATAAAACCTTTGATAGTTGAAACTTCAACTAACCATGTTGCAATGCTTGAAAAAAGAATTGAGGAAATAGCGTTCATAACCCTATTACTGATAAATATACTCAGAATAGAAATTAACGGCTCTATCGTCGCCAATAGAAATCCCGTAAAACAACCAATCAATATCAGGTCTAGCATGCCGCTATCCTACTACGTCTTTGGCTGTGCCAGGTAAACGGCGTACGATGCCCCCAGTCCAACATACTCATCAAGGGCACCCGCGTTAAGGCGCTTTTCAATAGAGACTCGGTTCTTGTAGTAATGGCTGCGCCCAGCGTTAGGGGTGCTGCCTTCCCAGAAGAGCTCAGCTGTTGAGCTAAAGCCAGTGCTACCGTCAAAGTAATCTAATACAAAGAAGCTATTTTCAAATAGAGCAGCGTCTGTATAGATAATGTTTCCAGGTGCCGCAGGCTCCCACACCAGCTGTACGTGTGCATAAGCTGCATTAGACGGAGCTATGGCGGTTACAGAAGGTCTCACCCACCCAGTTGTTGAAGCGGCTCTAGAAGTTCCCTGAGAAGTAGATATAACAGTCTTATTGCTGTTGTACCAAACAATTGCCGCGGAAACCGAAACACCAGCCTGGCCAGCTTTTACATAAGAACTAAAGCTATATGCTGTGTCTGGATAGTGAATGTTAGTTAAGTCAGCGCTAGTTGTAGTTGACTTAACAAGTACTTGAGTAGTTCCAGAAGAGGTAACTCGTAGAGCATTTCCAGATTTATAAACCTGTCCTGTAGTGACCGTTTTAGTTACATTACCGCCTGTGACAGGGAAAGAAATAACGTTATCTCCAGCAGAGTTTAAAACCTTTACTCCGTCAAAAGGCGCACCCATATTCTCAATAACAACAGAGTCGTTTGATTTAAATGTATGAACTACATCCGTAGTCAATGTTGCAACCCCACCAGTTACTACCTTGGAGGTAATCTGATACGAGTCTAAGTTAGGCTCAGCACTTCCGCTAACAACTGTAGCCGTAGCGTTGGTTACAGACCAGGGGGTATAGGGCGACTCAAACCTAGGATTTAATAATTCGTTAATACGGTTGGCTTTTAGCGTAAGGTGAACTGTTCTAGCGTCATCGTACGAGGTCACTGAAGTTGCCTGTTCAAACTGGCAGGCATCAAAGTAGTGATACTCGTTGCTGTTTCCAGCACCTACAGAAGATAAAACAAATTGAGGAACTGCGTAATAACACTCTTGACATCTTTGTACAGTGATTTCAAAACCAGAGCCAGTTCCTCCAAGGTTAGTATTGCTTACAGTAAAGACTGTGGTTGTATCGGCACCAGCTCCACCATTAGGGATAGAGATAGATGCCACAGCTCCGTTGTCAACAAATATATTTGCTAATGGAGCAATGGTTGGTTGCTTACCAGATACGTACACTAAAGGCACATTGGTATAAGAACCGTTTACATACCCGCTTCCTGGCTTAGTAATAGCGTTTAAGAATAAACGAGTAGGCGCACGGTCTGTTACAAACGGTCTAGCACTAAATGCGTTTGTAGTGTTGGTTACGCCAGTGCCTGTAGTGGTAGACATCAACGCGCCAAATCTGTCATACCATTTAATAGATGCCTGTATAGAGCGACCCGCTCCACTAGAGGCTGTGTACCCGCTAAATGTATATTGAATACCTGTTTTTACTGGTATACCTAATGTGACAGGTTTTGCGTCTCCACAGGAGATATAAATTTCTGCAGACTGTGTTGCATTAGCATTCTTAACAGCAAGTATTCCTTTTCGTTTATTTGGAAAAAGAGCTGGAGTTGTGTTCTCTACCCAAGGATTTGGATTAGGAAGAACATATGGATACTCATCAATTGCAAAGTTATAAGCGTTTCTTAATGGAAAGTCTGCTGCGGTAAGTGCAAAATAAATAGAATCTGTATCTACTGATGTAATAGTCTTAGTGGTTACGGGACTATTAAAGATAGGGAACGGACAGTTAAATATAAATATTTCTTGTCCAACTCCAAACCCGTGGGCACCAATTTTTAAACGAGCTTGATTACTAGAAATAGCAACTGCTGAGATGTCTTTTCTTCCAACTTGAGAAAGCAAAGCTGATGAGTTTGGAGAGGTCCAGTGTCCAATACCTTCCTCAAAAGAAGAATCGTTATAGTCCAACATTATGTTGTGACTTACGGTTATTCCTTCTACAGGTGGGTTTGGAGTAGTTGCAAGTGGTTGTGGAACTCCCCAACCAGTGAACCCCTTTATGTAACTCTTTAATCCGTCACGGCTGCCTTTAGTTTTTTCAATAAGCAGAACATCTCTTAGAAGAACTCTTGAGCGTTCAAACCCAATCTCAGGCTCATAGGTAATGCCAAATTGATTTAGTAATGGCGGGATAAGGACGCCAACTGTTTTTTCGGTATTGTACTTTTCTTTAGATAGTTGAGCCAATGATTTAATATAGTCAAACTTAAACCCAAACACAGATAAAAAGTCTTTTAGGTCTTTGTTGTCTGTGCTAGAACCAGCAGAATACGGTGATACAAGTTTCATTACATCTGGTAAATAGTCGTATAAACGAGTCTGTGTTCCATAGTTATAGACAGATAGACCAGTTGTTCTTCCAGCTAGTACCCAAGAGAGTTGAGTAGTTTCAAAAACAAAAACTGAATAGTAAAATACTTTAGGTTCGTTTGGTCTATTTACATCTACGTAAAACTGAGGGTCATTTCCCCTAGTAGTTTCAAATATTGTTTGACCATCGTTTATGTTAATTGGGTAACCGTACTTGTTTTTTACAATACGAAGTTTAGCCCAGGCTCCAGTAGGGGTAATCCAAGTAAGGTTTACCTGACCATACCCCACAGATTGACCAAAAAAGTCTTCAGCAACAAAGCTGATTGGGGAGTCAGGACCGTAATAGCTTAAAGGAAAACTTTTAGCGCTATAGTAATCAAGACCGTAACGTGCCATTAGATAACAATACCTCCAGAGGCCGCAATGGTTAGACTAGATAGTTGAGGTAGCTCGCTCTTAGCGCACTCAATGTCGTTAACTTCGTATACAGTTACCGAACCAACAGCTGCGGTAGAGCTAACATTTGTAGCAACACACTCAAATGAAAATGTGTTGTTAGTCTTAGCAGTAACTCTAAAGATTCCGTTAAACGTGCTATCAACTCCTGTAACGCTAACAACCTGACCTACAGTAATGTTGTGGTTTACAGAGGTAGTAAGAGTCGCAACGCTGTTGTTAAGCGCTTTATTACTAATAGTAAATGTTTGGTCATTTGCAGTTCTTACAAGCTTTTGTAGGTTAGCTCGGCTTACGCCTTCCACAGAGTCAATAGTTTTTAGTACATCTGTATAACCAATGTAGTCATTAAATACAACGTTATCAAAAGCAAATAGGTCTCGTACTGCTTCTTCAACAGCAGCTTTAACCTGGTCTTGTCTATATGTTGGAAGAACAATAATACTTCCTACAACTGTACAGTTTACGTATGATGGCGGCTGCAATGTAATAGTTGTTCCAGCAGGAATTTTATCTACTAAATACTCTTCAATCTCTGTCTTTAAATTATTAAAGACTAGGGAAGAAGTAACACCGTCGCTTTGTAGACCGCTGTCACCGTATGGGGCAAAATAAACAGTAACGCTGCTATACACGTCGGCTGTTGATACAGCTTTAGCAACGCCAGCTACTTGAATTACAAGAGAGGCGTAGTCTGAAAGAGATACCGCTCTGTTTAGTGCTCTAATAGATTTTGGAGCGTTGACTCTAATAGAGTCGGTTGATTCTTCGTCAGCTCCTCCAGCAGCAGCTCCAGATACTAATCCAACATCTTGGTTGTTAACTGATAAACCTGCTACAGCATTTGTTTTAATAAACTTAATTGTGTTAGCTGGAATATTTCCAAGAAGACCACCACCTACTCTGTAGGTAGCAGTCATTTGCACTCCGTTTAACGGAATGCGTCCACTAATGCTGTCTCCAAATTTGATAAAGGTTGTTTTTTCTGAGTTAGTGTAAGTAGAAAACACAGGGTCATATCCACTGTAGTCAACCAAATATGGAACCTCGGTATAAATAACGCCGTTAACATTTACAGTTATGCTTCCATTAATTACTGGGCTTTCTGACAACTCAAACTCTTGGTTTGCTGTTCCGTCAGATGTTCCAATAACCTCATCGTATACAGTCTCACCTTGTGTAGCTATTACTGTAGCTGAGCCGTTATTACCTAAAGATTTAGCTGGAACCTGAACTGCAGAATCTGTTTCAAAGATTACCTGTGTCACAACTCCGTTGTTAGTTACGTTAGCAGCAACTTTTGTTTTAGCTGGAACAGTAATAATGCTGGCTGTTGAATTTTGAAAAGTAAGCAGTACTGTAGACGGGGTAGTCTTTGTTGGTGTATATCCCAACAGCTGAGCAATCTGAAGCACGCTTTCTCTTTGGCTAGCGGTATCAATAAAAGACTCGTTCACTGTTCTGTCTATATAGAAATGTAAACCATCAGCTACATAAGAGAACAACTCTAAGATGGCCATGCCAAAGTCAGATGGGTCTCTGTTTGTCCATTGCGGAGCAAAGAAAGGTATTAACTCAGTTAAATCTTCCCTAAGAGCTGCGTAGTCCCTAGAGGTATAGTCAACCTGCGGGATATAGTTTTGTTCTGCCATTATCTAACCTCCAGTACCTGTTCTGCAGCCCTGCTTAGGATAGCAGTATTGATAGTTACACTCTCTGCTATACCGCCACCGCCGTATGTATAAAACACTTCAAAGCTATCAACCTGATTGTTCTCGTACTTGTATTGAATGTTTGTAAGCTTTAGCGGAGATAGCCATACTGAGAATGCCTTGCTTACAGCCTCGTTAATAACAGACTTAGCGGTATCGGCGTTTTCAAACACCGCGCCTTTTGCACCGCTTCCGTAGTTAGGGCGCATCACCCTTTCTCCAAAGTAAGTCATGACCGCAATAGTTACTCGGTCTTGCCATATCTTTTTAGGGTCTGTGCTAACGGTCAATGAGCCGTTAGAGTTAAATGAAAAGGGCAAAGATATTGCTGCTGGTGTTTCCATTAGAGTTCTACTCCCATCCATACTGGAAAGTTAGGGTCCCCACCAATAAACATAACCCACACTTTTTGACCAAGCTTTGGTACCAGTCTGTGTGGGGTGTGGTGTGGTTGGTCCGTTGTTATTTCTTGGTCATCGTTGTGTTTATTGTCTTCGTTAGGGTCTGTCTTGTGTGGGTGGTCTAAAAAGTATGTAGTGTCTGGGCTCTTACCAGTGTGGTTATTGGTGTGAGCAAGGTTAATAGTAATAGAGTGGCTATGAGAACCTCCTCCAGTAACGCCAGGAACACCGTTGCTGGTAGTCCCAATAGTCTCAGAGTGATTAGCGTGAGCCTGTAACAAAGCCGCAACCTCAGATGCTAAATGTTTTTTATGGTCTGGGTGGTTGCTATTAGAGGTTACAGGAAGGCAGGGTCTAGCCCATTCAGTAATGTCTTCACCAAGCACCTGCGGAACCTGTAACTTAATACGGTTTTCTTTATCTGGGTCATCTACGTCTGAGCAAATGCCCTCATATAGACCGTAAAACTTTTCGTTATAGTTTTTCATCTGGTCCTCGCTGCTGCTTTTTGTACTCTAGCTGCTATTACGGGTGAGCGTTTCTTTTCTGGGTTAGCTAATTTAGATTTAGATAGGTTTTTAGAACCAGTCTTCCAAACAGCAGTACTATTTTTGGCACTAACTATTTTAGGCCTATTTTGTATTTTTCCAAAACTGCCTTTAGTTTGAGGACCGATTTTTATACCAGTTCTAACTAGTTTTGTTTTTGGTCTTTGTCTAGTCTGTCTTTTACCAGGAACAATAACTCTCTTTGTTTCTGCATCTGGGGATTCAATTGTTTCTCCGTCATCCCAACGAACTGCCCCACCAAGAGAGTCGGTTCCAACAGTTAGTGTGGTTGTATATGTATAGACTTTTGTTTGAGTTTCCTCGTAGTGGTGTTCTGCACCAAGCACGGTCCAAAAACCAGAATAATCTTTACCAAGGTTTCCTAGGTACACTGGCATTCCTGGTCTTAAACGTGTTTGTCCAATAACCTTAACCGTGGCTCTGTATGGAAATGCGTTTCTTAACTCTGCTGCTTCAGCTTCGTAATCCATAATCTCAAGGCTAGGAGCAACTGCATCAGTGTTGTATCTATCAAAGAACTCATCTTGAGTCCTGCGTCTGGTTACCTTGCGTCTTTTTTGTCTAGTGGTTTTTAATGCGGACTTAGTAGTTTTGTCCACACCGCCTACAGCAACTGCAGCTTTAACGTCGCCATCGTAATTTATAGAGTCTCCAATAATTGGAGTAAAACTATAGATACCACCAAACCCATGACCAACAGGCTTTTGAAAAAATCTAGGGGCCTGAGCTCGGTACGTCTTATAGTCTTCTAGTAGTGGTTGAAAGTAAATTTCTGTATTTTCTGAACGTAATCCCCACCCAACTTGCTTTGCAAGTTTTACAAGCATTTGCCAATCTGTTAATCCTGGGTGAGATATTTGTTGGAATATGCGTGGATGAGGTTCTGCAATAGCAACAAGTCCATGTTTATTTGCTAGCTCTTCTACAACCATGTTTGCTGTTACATTTTTGTATGACAATTGACTTGATTGTTTTAAAGGGAAGGAGCCACCAATACAGTGGACAGTAGCAAAGTCTTTTCCTGGAGTTTTATCTGCTTCAACGTGGTGAACGTACCCATAAAAATCTCTGCTATCTTTTGCTGACCTTAACACAATCTCAACTGGTGTACCAGGTTTAACATTATCAAAAGAGTATGCCCAGTCTTTAAAAGTCATAGAAATCATTTCATGTTCATAAAACTTTTGATGCAGGGTTAATGAATAAACGTATGTTGGATTTACAGACGCATTAGGAAATCTAATAGATATAAAATTAGACACTAGGTATCCTTAATATTGTTCCATTAGGAATATTTTCATGGTCGTCAATTTGCGGATTGTACTCAGCAATTATCCACCACATTTCAGGACGGCTGTAATAACGATATGCAAGTTGGTCTAGACGTTCACCAGATAGGTATCTGTGGTTTTGATACGAGGTAAGGCCTAGGTCATCAAACTCATAGAACACTGTAGGGTTTTCTGATTCACCTGCAACCACTGAAAAAAAGTCAACAGTTGAATACTCATATCGAGAACCTGAAAATATAGACATGTCTACTCCTATACCATTGCCGAACCAGCGAAGCAATCAAAGGCAATTGATACGGTGCTTCTAATTGGCACCATGCCTTCAGTGAACGCCGTGTGATTTACTGATAAAGAACTAATCCAACCTACATAGGACAGTGCGCTTTGGTTAGTAGGGTCTAGGGGGTCCCCACCAAATTCAAAAGCAAGAAGAGAGGGTTGTAGGTATCCAATGTCTGCGGTCTTCTTACCTAATAAGTTTGTCCAACCACCAGGTTGGTCTTTGGTTGAAACACCATCTCCGTTAATAGCTTTTAAAAGATACTCAATGTCGTGCATGGTACCAATACGAGAAAGCTCTTCTATCTGTTCCTCAATTGTTGGGGTATTGCCAGCTAATGGATGTTTTCCACTGCTATAAAAAGGTGCAAATTCTTTCCAAGTTCCAGACTGACCGCGTATACATGCCATGTCATTTGTTCTGTCTAAGATAACAGTAAAAGAAATACTTTCTTGCCCAGGGAATGCTCCAGACACAGAAGTATAGACGTCAGCTGCAGTTGGAGTTACGTCCATGTTTCTGTTAACACTAAGGGAGATTGACTCTGGGTTCCAAAGAAATTGGAATCCATAGTTATACATATCTTTGCTGTATGTAATTGTACTTTTGTCACCCTGGTACGTTCCATCTTTACGTCTTTCTTCTGCTTTTTTTGCTGCGCTAGTTAGCTCGCCAGTGTCGTAATCATAGCTAGATATAATTCCAGCATTATCAAAATACCAAAGTCTTCCTCTTCTAAGTCCGTGTTGCACTACGTTTTCAGCTAAGCTGTTGGATATTCCAGGAACTACTAGTTGAGGTCTTGTAGGTAAACTCCAACTGTGAGGTGGTAAGTTAAATTTAAATCCGTTAGGTGTAGGTATTACGGGAGTTGGTTGGGTTCCAGATGCACTGTCTCCGCCCTTACCGCCCTTTTTACTTCCTTGACCAAGCGGTCTATTACCTAAATTAGTTCCGCTCTTTTTCTTTTTATTTGTTAAATACCAAGCAGCACTACCAGCTAATGCAGATAGACCAGTTCCCACTGGACCAGCGGTAGGACCAGCCGCTCTTGCAAATCCTAGAACACGAGTTACTATTGACGGCGCTACCACGGCTGTAGCTGCTTTACCAGTTCCTTTAGCCGCTTTAGCGCTAACACTAACTGTCTTAACAGTTGGATTCTTAACAGTCTTATTAAGAACAGTTTTTACTGTGCCACCAGCTTTACTTTTAGTAGCAACGTTAACTGCAATTTTTGCAGCGCTTACCGCACGAGAACGAGCAAGTACTGCAGCGCCTACTCTAATAGCACCTAATGCTAACGGAACAGCTAATGGAACTGGCATTATGACCCCATCACTTGTTTAAATAGGTCTTTGTCTGATAAAGCTTTTTTAAGTGCCTCTGCAATACCTAGTGCACCACTTGAGCCATCTACCTTAATTGCAACTCCGCCCATATTGTAGTTATTAGTTGTTTGAGCTCCTTGAGCTGCGGCTTGTTGCTGCATCTTCTTTGAGCTTTCCCAAAATCCTTTTGTAAAGTCATCCCAAAAACCAGCGTATCTATCGCTACCAGTAAACCCACCATCTTTTGGAGACATTCCAGAGAAACCAGAGAAATCAGACGCACTTTGGTTTTTACTAAACTTATATGGGTTCTGACCAGTCTTACCTGTTACCCAAGCTGAATTATTAATTGCAGCAAGAATCTCTTCTTTATTAGCTCCGCTTTGTAAAGCTTTAACAATATCTGAGTAACCTCGTGCTCCAGCTTTAGCTCCAGTAAGAGTTTCAATAGTTGCGTGTAGTCCATCATCCCAACTATTGTAAATCTTTACCCCAACACTATTCATAGATTTGTTAGAGTACTTATCATATGTAGTGTTAAGAGGATTGTACTTAGCAGAGTTTTGGAAGTGTCCGCCTTCAAAGTTTTGCCATATCTTCAAAGCTTCAATAGCATCTTTAGTCATAGGCGCATTTAAATGTAACAACATAGCTTTAGCAAAGTCTTCATTAGAAGACTTATCGTTTAACTCTATGTGTCCCTTTTTTCCTTTTACGGCGCCACCAGCATGTCGGAATGGGTAGTTCTTTAGTTCATCGTTAGGAATAATTACGCCATCTGTCTTAGGCATAAATAGTTCTGGACCGCGCTCGCCGACAATATACGGACGCTGTTCTTCTACAGGACCGCCGTCAGCTTTAAATATATTAGAAATAGCAGAGGCAATTGGATTTGGAATTAACGAAGCAAAGAAGCCTCCAAGGCCTCCCTTACCAGCACCGCCAAGAGTTTCAAAGAACCCTTTAGTAGCGCCCAATGCACTAATTAAACCTGTAAACTTTTCTACTTCAGTAAAGAAACCGCTAATGTATGAAACAATTTGGTCAGCTCTACCTTTAGCATCAGCCATAGCTGGAGCAGTTTGAGAGATAAACTCTGCTGCTTGTGCTGTTCTTTGGCTCTGCATCTTGGCAGCAAAAGTTGTAAATCCTAATTGTTCCATTTTCTTTGAGACTCTTGGGTCAGACATACTCATGCCGCCGCTTTGAGCTTTAAACAAAAGACCGTCTTCTACTTGAGCTCTTAGGTATGGGTCATTTCCAAATAGGTTATCAAGCATGGTTGCAAGAGCATTACCTGGTTGCAAAGATATCTGTACGTCTCGTAGCGTGCTGCCACTACCGCCGTTCTTACGCTTTTCTCTTTCAAGCTTCATCCACAACTCATCAATAATTTGAGGTAGTGGTTTCATGTTGCCTTGGTCATCACGAATACGAATACCAACTGCTCTCAACATGTTTACGGAACGTCCACGTTGTACAGCGCCCTGTGCTTGCATAGCACCTTCAACTCCAATACCAGGAGTTAGGTTAGACATCTGTGCAGCGCCCATGGCAAGCTGTGCAGCATTTGCTGAAGAGCCTCCATATAATCCGCTTTGTCGCATTACCTGCAAAGAACGAGCAGCGTCAAACTCATCTTTTACTGTGCCTGACTTGGCCATTCTATTTAATAAATCTCTAGTGTCGTTGTAAGAACTGGCGCCACTACCGCTGATTGCTTGTCCTACACCGTTATATGTTCCGCCTGCTCTTCCATAGGCTCCGCCAAGAACAAGTCCGCCACGTGCAGTGTATAACTGCATTCTGAATGCTTCATCAACTGAAGGCATAGCAATACCACCAGCGGTAACCGCTGCGGCTGCAATTGTTCCAGCAGTATTAGCTGGCTGTTGAAATACTGTGTTGCCTCTAGGCTGGTTACCCGCAGGTTGTGCAGTGCCACCACCGCCACCACCCCCACCACCAGATGGTGGAGTAGGTCCGCCAGGAGTTGTATTGTTACCAGTATTAGAGAAGGTAGGTTGTGCCATGACGGTATTAGAACTACCGCCGCCACCCATACCAGAGAAAACATTTTTAGCGCGAGAACCTAAACGAGCAAGCATCTGCTCAGCAGATGAGAGGGTAGGCAAAATTCTGCTCTGAAGCGTACTTGCCATTTGCAGCAAGTTATTATTTGCGCCTCGAGCAGAAGACTCAAACCGTTGCATGTTACTTGCAGCAGCGCCGCTATGGGAGCCGCCTAAGTTTAGGCCTTGCTTAGAATCCATTTACTATCTTGTCCTTTTCGACCGCTCTAACCAGTTCATGCGCTCTCTAGGTGAGAGCCCACGAATCTCTGTAAGTGTCCAACCAACAAAAGTTCTAGTAAGAATCTCGTATTGGTCTAGTAGGCTTTCGTAATCTGCTTCACTAAAGGCGAAACAAATCTAGCAAGCTAAGCGGTAGAAGTACGTCTTCACCGCATGCCTGACAAGCCTTCTTCACCTCCCCTAGGCGTGGGCCTGGGTTACGTTTGATAATCTCATCAACGATTTTTGTTCTATCCGCCATACCTAGTGATAGGGCAGTAGAAGCTCCAGAAGATGGTGAGCCGTTTAGTGAAACAATGCATCCAGATAGTAACAAGGTATTAATTTCTGCTGTTGTCTTATCAATGTTTTCCATCAGCTTGCGCTGTGTAATACCATTTGGTAAAGCAACAACTGCTGTACCCTTCTTAGTCTCTACTTCAAAAGTGCCCTCTTGAGCACGGTCTTCTAGAGAAACAACAGGTACATCTTTACTTAGTAACAATGAGTCTCTCTGTTCCTCACCGCAAGTGCGGCAACGGTAACCGATTTCCATATCGTCACCAAACGTAACTCTTCTAATACCTAAAAGAATTGCGTCTCTATCTCCAGCAAGAAGTGAGTTTAGGTCTTCTTTTTCTACAGTCCTAGACCCAATTTTTGCTAGACCCCTCTGCAATAGCACGTCAAGTGCTTTGCCTGAAGAACCAGCTTTAGCAACTGCTTCTTCATCAGCTCCAGTAAGTTCCCTCACCTCGACTGTCTTGATAACTTCACCATTAGCTTCTAAGAAGCCGCCTGGCAAAGATACTTCTGACTCTGAAGGGGCCCGCGTCTTAATGACTTGTGCGGGCTCCTCCATCGCCTTTGCTGCGAATTTATTTACAAGTTCTGCATCAGTAATAATATCTGGCACGATTTATACTCCTAAAGTTGTTGTTAATTAAGAAATGAGACCTGCTGGGTCTTTGCCATCATCGTCTGTAAAGAACACTGATAGTCCTTCATGAACGAGTGTCATTGACTCAAACAAGATTGCTCCGTCTGCTGCATTAAGGTCTGTATAGTTTAGCGCAGTAATCCAGGCGTTATGAATCTTGAAGCCCATCTTGTAGCGCTGAACGTCTGTAGGACCTGAGTTTGGATGGTCTGCTACAAACACCTTAATGTTTACGCGGAAGCCTTTGCCAGCTTCAACCTTAAGACCCTCACCAGCTGCAGCAGCAAAAAGTCCGCGCATCCATGTGATTGCCTGGTCATTTCCGTCAAGAACTCCACGCTGGAATGTAATTGGTGTAAAGGTAGTCATACCTGGTACCTGGTGTACTGTGGTGTTGTAACCGCCTTCACGGTATTGGATGGCCTGAGTATTAACGCTCAAACCACTGATGTTGCTAAAGCCGCCTGACCAAGTGACGAGTTTGTTATTAAACACGCCGCCTTCTTTAGCTGCCTCAAACTGAGCAAAGAACCGAAACGAACGTAACGGGTCTGTTGCCAAGGTTGAGTGGCGGTTGATTATGCTGCTAGCCATTTGTGGTTATCTCCTTTACGCCACAGTAACGGTGGTTCCACCGTCAAACTGACCGATTTTAATGATGATGAACTCAGCTGGACGCTGTAATGCAACACCGACTTCGATGTTTACATATCCATTATCAATTGAGCTTTGTGGGTTGTTTTCTGCATCAACCTTAACAAAGAATGCTGCTTGAGGTGTTGTGCCTCGTAGACCGCCCTTGCTCCAGAAGTCTGTTAGGAATGTACTAACGCTGGCTTCAAGACGACGCCATAAAGCTTCGTCGTTTGGTTCAAAGATGGCAAACTCAGTAAGGTCTGTAAGAGCCTTACGTAGATAAATAAGTGTGCGGCGTACTGGTACGTACTTGTCTACGTATCCAGGCTTAAGTGTTCTTGAACCCATAACAACAAATCCAGAACCAGGTACAAACTTAATTGCATTTACTGGTGCCGCTGCTGAGTTAAGGTTATCAAGTTCAGCATTAGTTAGAGTAACAACTGATACAACTCCTGCAAGACGTGCCTGCAAGCCCGCTGGTGCTTTAAACACTCCGCGTGATGCATCTGTTGAGCTAATCAAACCTACAACTGCAGCTCCAGAACCTACTGCAACAGTACGTCCAGAACCAGAACCAACAGCGGTTGTTGGGTCAGATATCAATAGGTTTGGATAGTAAACTGCAGCTAATGAGCTAGATGTATATTGAGAAGCAAGAGCAAGCTGTGTAGAAACTACATCGTATACTCCATCAATAACAACAAAAACATCTTGTCTAAAGTTTGCATAACCAATTGCTGCATTAATGACAGGAACGTTTGATACTCCTGGAACGTTAAGAATCAAAGATTGCTTAACAGTGTCAAGAGCTAGCAAACCAGTTCCATAATCATTGTTTCCTAGGGCGCTTCCAGCGCTTCCAGTAGCAAGAGTTTGGTTAGTTACAACAGCTGGGTTACGAGTAGCTCCAGTGTTTCCAGAGTTTAGGTCTGTAAGAACTACGTAATTTGATGCTGCGTTTACTGCTGTTGGTGCGTAACGAGCATTAGAGGCTGTCATGGAAAGGTCATTGTGACGCTCTACCAAGTTAGCATCTGTGTTGCCGTTGTAGTAAACAAGCAAATCAAAGAGACCTGATGTAACAGAGTTAACTACTGAAATGTTAATGTTGTTACCCCAAGCGCCAGCGTTCTTTGCTTGAATTTGAAGGGTTGTAGATGGTGTTGCTGCACGGTCTGCCAAAGAACGGGTTGCGGTTGTAGCGTTGTTTGTTATACGAACAACGTAGCACTGGCTTCCGCCGTTTGAAAAGAACATGTATACAGCTAAAGGTAAATTGTTAGTTGCACTGGTATTCCAAGAACCAAATAGGGTTACATACTGGCTCCAAGAAGTTACAAGTGTTGGTGTAAGAACTGGTCCTCTATCGTTGGCGCCAATAAAAGCACCAATAGAATCTGAGTTCGGGCCAACTACAGGTGCAACAGGGTTAAGCGTCTCTTCGACGTAGACCCCTGGTCGTAGTACTGCCATTTGTTATATCTCCTTTGTTTAAACTTTGGTGACCGTGTATTAGAGTTTTGTTAGTCCTGCAGGGATTACGGCTTGTGGTACGGACACTGGGTTAGTGTTGATGTTAACTTCCTCAACACGCTTGGTAGCAATCTTTGCAGCAAGCGGGGTAAGTTCGCTAACAACTCTTACTGTGTAGACATTGCGAAGAAGTCTGCGGTTGCCAGTCTCACCGTCAACTGCGTCTCTCTTTGCAAACCCATCAAGGAACATGTGTCGTCTTGAGGTTTCAGTACCTAGTTCATTAGGCACTAACAAGCCGCCGTACTTTGATGGAAACTTAGTTGTGAGCTGATGAATGATGGCCCTATCATGTCGCGGATTTCTCGCGTAGGTCGTAATCTGATAGACCAAATCAAAAGCTACTGGTATTTCATAGGAGTAGGTCCTATTGTTTACAGGGGATATTGTTCCTCTGTAATCATTGTCGGTAAGCATTCCTGAGGTTTGCCTATCGTTTGCGGGTAACATGTCAATTAAGTCAATAGTTACAAATGGGAATTCTTGGGCTCTGACTTCAACGTCTGGGTACCCAAACCACACCTTAACTTGACGAGATGCGTTCTTCTCATCTGACACAGTCATTCCTTGTAACAGGGTTTTTAAGGCTAAGTCCTCAGCAATAATAAATGGGTTACCCATGTTATATCCTGCTCGCTTCTATTAGTGACTCGTGAGTTTCCTCGTAGATGTCTTCAGCTAGTTGGTCTGCCCTGTAGTTAAAAGAACGAAGAACAGGTGAGGGTGGGTTAGGACCATCGCCATACTCTAAGTTCTCTATCTGTGTACGAAACTGTTCTGGGTAAGTAATGTCAAGTAAGCCGCCGTTTTTAACGACCGCTAAGGAATTGACTATCTCACTAGGCCAGCCTCGATTGAGAGCGTGACGACGAAGCTCGGCTGTCAACGAGATTGATGATGACGACAGCTTAGAATTAAAATTATTTACGACGCTTGTTGGTAACACCGTTAATAATCCCTCGCGTTACTGCTCCTATTACAAGTGCTTTCCACACGCCAGCGCCCGAGCCTTTATTGGCTTCGGCTAAAGCCTCGATGAATTCCACATCGGAAGCTTTACTTATCTTGTTATCTTCAGGCATGGTGCTCCTGTAGGAGTAGCAGGGTAAACGCAGGGGTGGTGCTTTGAGCCCCGCATGGGCTCACTAACTAGGATAAAGCAAAGGGGCCCTTTTGGGACCCCTAAGCGGTTACTTCTTTTTCTTTTTTTCTGCCTTGGCTTCGGCTTTTTCCTCAGCCTTTTCTTTCTTCTTGACCTTTTTAATAATGCCTAGGTCAATCTTCTTATCTTCGGCAATAGTCTTTGGCTTCTTCTTTTTGCCGTGGGCTTTGTCCATCTTATGGAACTCAGCCTTATCATCTTTATCAGTGATGCCGCCCTTTCTCATAAGACGGGCGTCCATCTTTTCATCTTTGGACTTAGTGTATTTGCCCTTCATGAAGGACGGAGTTTTAGCCATGTTACTTCTTCTTTGCAGCCTTCTTTAGGAAAGCTGGCATTTTCTTAGCTGCAGCCTTCTTAGCTGCTGCCTTCTTTGCTGGAGCCTTCTTAGCAGACTTCTTGCTGCCCATGCATCCACATGTTGCGCACATTATTTTTTCTTCTTTCTTGCAGCAGCCATGTTGTCGACGAGGTTGGGATAGGGACGGCCTGCTGCCTTCGCCCTAGCCTTAGCAGAGGATTTCTGCTTCTTAGATAGTTTACTAGATTTGCCTGGGGTTGGGTCCTTCTTCTCCCAAACTGGTTTTTCTTTTTTAGCCATTAGCGTCCCTGACTACGATGGGCATTCTTTGAATGCCAGTTTTTTACCGCCTTAACCCCTTGCTTCACTGTCTTAGCTCCGCCTTTTTGGGTTAGATTTATTTTGTCGTTTTTGCCACCCTTCTTACCAAGGTGGTCAACAATCACTTTTTTGTCTTTTTTATAGACAACGTGCGGTGCTCCACCAGCAAGAAGCTTGGCTGGTTTTTCTTTTTGTGCCATTATTTTTTCTTCTTCTTTGACATACCAGCTTCAGACATAGCAATTGCTATAGCCTGTTTTTTGGACTTTACTTTAGGTCCTTTACCAGGACCTTTTTTACCAGACTTTAAAGTACCAGCTTTGTACTCGTGCATAACCTTTTCTACTTTAGATTTGCCTTTCATATATTACTCCTAGAACAATGATGAATAGACAATAGATACGGCGTTGGCAGCTGTAGGTGTAGCCGTTATTGCATACAGCTTGTCCCCAGCGTTAAGGTCAAATCTATAAGCAGAGTCCTTCTTTATAGTAAGGCCTTTATCTGCTCCAGATGTGGCAACCTGAGCATCGCCAACATAGATAGAGTTGTTATCGTCGTTAACAATTGTGACTGTAGTGGTGGGTTCTTTTGGTCCAATAGTTACAAGTAAAACTGGACTAGTACCTACTGTAAACGCTGAATGATTTAGCATGTTGCCTCCTAGTTAGCGTACGCTAAAAATTGTGGGTCATTAACCATTTCTTCTGGCATGACCTGTATACAGTCTACTACCAGTAGGGTGAATCTTTCAGCAACAATGCCGCGTTCTTGAACAGCATATGGACGATATACCTGGTTCTTCCAGATTAGACGACCGCGGTTTTGCCTATCTGGGTTTGCAATAACACCAGGAGCAATTCTTTCAACGTCTTCAATGTTAAGAGTAAGGTGAAGCTCATCCGCGTTGTAGTAACCGACCGCCGAAGTCTTAGCTTGACCTTGAGTGATAACTGCTCTAACTACAGGAAGTTCATAAGGACCAAGCCACCTTTTGCCACCAAGGTTATTGGTTATATCTTGACCAGTGTCGTAGATAGGGTCAACTACAGTTGCCGCAGGGTTCCACACATACCAGAGAGCCTTTGTACCCACTGGGTACTTGAGGTCGTGGTCTACACCTTTTAATAGGTCGGTGGTTTCAAAGTCAGCGTCAAAACGACCGCCTGGGGTGTGACCTCTCATTAGGCAATCTCCTTCCTACAAAGTTCTAGGTTACTCTTTAATCTCTCATTTGTCGGGTCTAGCTCTACCGCCTTCTCCGCATATTCAACCGCTTTTTCTTTTTCACCAAGCCAAAAGGAACATACAGCGGCTAAGTCGTAAGGCAAAGGGCCCCAAGCAAATGCTTCATTTAAATAGTCCATATCTCGTTCTTTAATATTAAGTGCTTTTTTGCACAGATGTAGACACTCTGTAAAGTTACCTTTGTCGTAGTGGTAGTTAGCCCACTCAACATACCCCTCTCTTCTACCAGGTGCTTCTTGAGTTGCTAATTTCCACCATTTAATTTTTTCTGCCTCGTCTGTAGAACACTTGGCTATGTAGCGCATAGACGATGCGCGTTCAGCTTTCCATATAGCTTTTGGCAGGGAAAGGTGACGTTCAAACTGAACCTTAGCTTCTTCGTACTGTCCGTGAAAGAATAACTCTCGAGCGTAGTAGTAGGCGTTACGGTCATTATCTGGGTCTTCTTCTATTGACAGTTTAAGAAGAGGTAGGTACTGCCCACGGGATTTAGAGTTATCAGCTTTGTGCCACAGTCCTAACTTAGACCAGTATTCTTTTTCTTCTATACGGTCTGTATACAAGCACTCATGAACAGGATGAACCCAACGATAACCGTGACGTGCATGAATCTTATCTCCGCCAAATGTTAAGCCTGGGGTGCCGTCGTCGTTAAAGTTCCAGGTGTAGTCGTAGCGTATACGTGTAGAGCCTTTTGGAACTTTTTCCATTTCCTTTCTCCAACCTGGTGCCAGCAACTCGTCCATATCTAAAGATATGCAATAGTCAATGTTGTCAGGTAATAAAGCAAGGGCAGCATTGCGGGCGTCATCAAAGCGCCACGGACGTATGCTAATTTTGTGGCACACAATTCCTAGGGCTTCAGCCTTACTTACAGTCTCATCAACAGAGCCTGTGTCAGCAATCATGAGATAGTCAGCATCCTTAGCTGATTTATACCAGCGTTCTACAAACTGTTCTTCATTTAATGCGATGGTGTATACGGCTATTTTCATAAATTAATTGTACCTTTAAATAGAAAAGCCCCGCCAGTCCCTGGGGACGGCGGGGAGCTATTTCTATAAATTAAGCTAGGGTTGCAAACTTAACGCGACCGAAGATTTGGGTACCGCCGTCCCATGAGTAGAACTCAAGAACAGTCTTATTAGTACCTGAAGCTAAAGTTGGGGCTGAGCCACCGTCCCAAATGATGTTGTTAAATGCAACAGCATTAGCTCCACGGCTAGCAACTTCTACCTGCCACAGGTTTCCATAACCAGTTGGAATACCAACAAAGGTTACGGTAACCGCACCGACAGGGTTTGCAATACGGACAAAAGGTCCGTTAGTTACGTTGATACTTACTGCACCAGTTGATGCAGAAAAGGTCTGCAAACGTCCAGTATGTCCAGCGTTGATGTAGGCGTCGTTAGACTGGGTCAACACCGTAGGCGATGATGATATTGCCATTTACTTTCTCTTTCTACTAGAAGTTGCAGGTGTTTCTTCGATAGCAGGGGTTTCTTCTACAACCTCTGCATCGATAATATTAGGGTCTGTGAATGTTTTTCCATCCCACAGTGCTTTAGCGGCGTCTGTCAACTTAGGAGGATAAAAAATCCCACCTTCGTATGCCCAGCCCTTTGAAGGCTGTGGAACTAATGCCGTAACATCTATAACCTCAAATAGTGAAGCCATAACTCCGAGACCTTCCTCGGAGTCGGCTACAACTACAGAGTTTACAAGTGTTCCGTCAATCAGTGCATATTTAGCCATTAGTTACTCCTTATAGAACTGCTTTGTCAAACCAGCGGATTAGAGCATAACCGTCAGCACCGTTACCGCCGTCTGACTTATAGCCCTGATACTGGCATCCACCAAGGTCAACATCAACGATGTCGCCAGCATCAAAGTATAGGAATTCCCAGCATACATCAAAGAATGATGCGTCAGCTGGAGCCTGAAGAGTTAACCATGAACCAGATGTAGCACCTGCTGCGCCAAGGTAAGTGATGGCGTTAGTACCAGCAAATACAATGTTGAAATCTGGACGGTCTTCACGAAGAACAATGTTACGGTCATTCTTCCAACGAACTGTTGGACGTACGCGCTTAGCAAGACCTGGGAACTGTGAAGATGTCACACCACCAGGAGCAGTTGTTAGACGTGCAGCCACACCTGAGAAGAATAGTGGGATGCGTGGAAGAATTGGGAATGACTGCCATGTGGTAGTAATTTTTGCATTACCAACATCTTGAATAGTCACACGTAGAACGTTTGAACCGTAGAAACCAGCCTGTCCTGAGATAACGATTGTTGCGTTGTAAATAGGTGTCCACTTGAAGTATTCAGCAGATAGCGCTTCATAGTTAACAGCAACGTTTGCAGCTGCGTGGTTAATGAAGGTAGCTGGGTCGTTGGACCAGTTTGAACCTCCACCGCCGCCTCCGCCGCCAGTGTTAGCAATACCATCAAGGCCACGTGCGTAGTAATCAGCAGTTGCAGCAGACTGGTTAAGAATCCAAGTACCTGCACCCTTACCACCGCCACCGTTTCCGCGACCTGGAGAAGTTTGGAATTGTGAGTTAGAGCTCCAGCCAGCGCCACCGCCACCGCCACCAAGTGCGAGGCCAATAGGCGAACCGCTGTTAATACTGTTAATTAACTGTCCAAGACCACCGTCTCCACCCCAACCTGGGATGTTAGCTGAGCCTGTACCAGTCTGCCAGAATGCGCCACCACCGTAGTTTCCACGAAGTGGCCATGTTTGCTGAGCTGTACCTGTAGTGATGTTAGAACCACCAGTGGTGTTACCGCCTGAGAATCCAGGCATGTATGAAAGCGCGTTGCCACCTGCAGAACCTGAACCAGCGCCACCGCCAGCAAGAGTCATAGAAGTGTGGGCGTTACGTGCAGCGTGACCGCCGTTGTTGCCGCCTTCTAGACCGTACTGCCAAACTAGTGAGTTAGCGTTATATGTTCCGCCGCCTCCGCCACCTTCTGCAGAGATGGTTGCTGCTGTAACAATTGGTGTGACACCAGCTTGTCCAGCGTATACAAAGTTAACGCCGTCAGCTTCTTTGTAAATAGTTGGGACTGCTGCAGCCTCAAGCTGTGGAGCCATGATTGCAAGTTCAATTGCGTTAGCTGAAGCTGATTGAGTGCCGTTAAGCTTAAAGACACCAAACTTCATCCAAGCAGTGTTAACAGGAGCTGTAGCTGTCACACCTACACGTACTGGATAAGTAACGTTAGGCATTTGCTGAGTTAGCGCTGAAACACCAGAGATTGGCAAGAATACGTTGCTGCCTTCTGTACGAAGCAGTGAGTTGTAGTCTCTATCAAAAAACTCGATAAATCCACGCACTGGACGGTACTGGTTAGCTGTACCCATATCAACAACGAATGCAGAACCTGAGTACTGAGTACCAGCTACTGACCTTACAAATCGGTGTGAAGCCTCAAGGTTTCCGCCCTGTGCGTTGTTAGACATAGCAACAAGTGCTTGTGCCTCACGGTATACAGGTGGACGCCAAGTTGTAGTTGTATTACCAACTTCAAGCTGGATGTTATCAAACCAGTAGTTTACAGAACCCTGCTGAAGCATGATTACTGGGTGAATAAACTGAGGTGTTGAACCAAACGCATAAATGCTGTTAGCAAGTGTGGTTGCAATTGTTGGTGTGGTAAAGGTTGCTGAGATACGGCGCCATGGTGTTTGGCTAGGAGTAACGTTTGAACCAAGTACCTGAGAGTTTCCAGAGTTGAATGAAACAGCACCGTTAGTAATAACAGCGTTTGTTGGAAGGCTTATAGTAACAGTGTTTCCCACAATAGAAGATACTGTAGTGTTTGACTGAATACCTGAACCTGTGATGGTCATGCTCTGCAAAATACCGCTTGCATCAGCAACAGTAATTGTTGTGGAGTTGTTGCCTGCGTTAGCTGTAGTTGAGAAGGAACCACCGTACCCACTCAAGGCTGCTGGAGTTGCTTGACGCACAAAGAAACCGTTAGCGGTACCAGCATCAATAGAGTCAGTGGTTGCTGAGTTAGAGCCGCCCTGATATGAAGTGCTGGAGATAGCGTTACGAGAAGCTCCCGCTGAACGAATCTGGAATAGGATTGGTGTTGAGGTGCTGATATTTACGTTTGTAGAAACATAAGCAGACATTGTGTAGGTAGTGCCTGGGATATATGGAACTCCCTGGAAACCTGCAGATGTCTGAAGACCGTTTGAAGTGCTGGTTGAGTTCATGTTAGAGAACTGAACCCATGTTGGGTTACCCGACGCTGTTGAGGAGCTAGTACCGCAAATAAGGGCGTTAGCACCAGTAGCGCCTGTGTAAGAAACAGTACAAGCACTGGCAGTTAATGGCGATGTAAGTGCAGCAGAAATTGTAATCGCTGTGCTGCTATCTACGCTAAGAACAGTAGTTCCAGCTTGGAAACCATTTCCTGAAATAGACATACCTGGATAAACATTTAGTGTGCTATCCAAAGTAATTGATGTTGCAGTTAATACACCCGTTGCTAACTTAGCGTATCCGCCAGCCATTTCTGCCAACTTGGTAGGAACACCAGCGTTGGTAATGGTAAAGGTAGAAAGCGCAGTTCCATACTGACGAATGTTATTGTTCGTGATAAGGGCTGCTTCTTCAAGCTGTGATAGTTCAGGCATCAAAATGTTGTTAGATAGGTTCTGGAAATATGGTGAACCTGGGGTATTTGATGTCTGTGGGTTAGTTGTGTCACCGCCACCTGAGATGTTATTAAAGAATACGTTAGATGGACGTAGACGAACAGTATCGTTGTCAAAACGAATAATACCGCTCACTGTACCTGTGTTAGCAAGAGATAGCGCTACTACGTTTCCAGTAATAGACTGAACAACCGCACCACCAGCAATGTTACCACCAGATACAATCTGACCTACTGAAATACCAGCAGCATTAGGATATACGGTGATACCAGACTGACCAGAAATACCAGTGGCAGAACGGAAAGTAATGTCTGGTTCCCAGCCAAGAATGTTGTAATCAAAGTCTGTATTTGTCAAAAGGTTTGCAACTGTAATGTTTCCAAATGAGGTAGGAGTACCGTTACCGCCTGGAAGTGTGCTTGTTTCATCAGCTGCACCAGTCTGAGCGCCAAGACCGCCCTGACCACCTGCACCAATTGTTACAGTGTAGGTCTGTAGTGGATTAACGTCGAGGTTACGAACAATTACCTGTCCGCCACCGCCACCGCCGCCCGCGACGTTTTGGCTTCCGCCTCCACCGCCGCCACCTCCACCAACGAGGATGATTTGAGCGCTTGTTACACCAGCAGGAACTGTCCAGGTACCACTGGCTGTAAAGGCCTGCTCTTTAACGTAAACGCGACCAGAATTATCGTTAGGAAATACGATAAATTCTTTGCTTGAACTAATAGCCATTTATATACCTGTCCTTTACCTGGTTGTTAAGAAATTAAAACGCCAGAAATCAAAAAGTCAACTGCAGATGCAACATCTGCCGTAACTGTAATGGTTTCTGTGGCATTCAACACTGTGCGAGTATCGAAGTTTACAGTACCGTTTGGCGGTACCTGTAGACCTGTGCAGTACGAAAAGCCACCAACAGTAACGGTGACTGTGCGTGTAGCACCTGTCTTGTTTGAAAGATTTACATTAGTAATAATTGCAGTATTACTTGCAGGAACAGAGTAGGCAGAGCCATCTGTAGTTCCAGCAGTACCTGCTCTAAAACGTGTAACTGTAGTTGGCATTATGCTAGTACTCCTATATAAGCTAGATTGGTTAAGTTAGCTGACTCCGCTTGGATAGCAGCTATCTTTGTATTTCCTGCAGTGTTAACTGCAGAAACCTGTGTAGTGCCAGCTGAGTTAACAGCAGCAACTTGTGAGGTACCAGCAGTTGTAATTGCTGTGACGCGGTCTGCGGTTGCAGCAACAATGTCGTTTACCCCTAGCAGGCTGCCAAGGGTTTCTAATGCCTTGGCGACGAACACAAGGTCCTGTGCGGTATATGTGCTCGCTGCAAGACTATCTGTAATCTCTGTCTTAACAGCAGTAATCTGCGTAGACAGCGATGAGTAATCGGGCATGTGTTATTACCTACCTTCCGAGGTTATTAAAAGTGTAGCATTTTTAAATGTCTTGCCATAGTAAACCGTGGACATTATGCCTGAGCCTCAGTCCATGAGATACGAGCGGCAATATTGGCTGATGCGGTACCGATATTTGTCGCGGCAATAACAAGTAGGTCTGGGCCATTTGGGTATGATGGGCTAGATACATTGCCATTTCCGCTAAGAATTGAGTTACCAAGGTCCCTAATTTTACTTAGGTCATAGTTAGAGATGTTGTAGTTGGTGCCACCAGCGCCATTTTCTGAGTAGAAAGACGCTACAGAGTCTCCACCCGTGACAAGGCCTGAGGCAGTTTGGGCGTTACCAGCTCCAGGACCAGTGTTATCAAAGTAGATAATCTGAGCCAAAGAACCAGAACCAACGAGGTCACGACCCCAATCATCTGGAATTCCAGCTAAACCAGAACGAGGCGTAAAGGTAATAGTTCCAGAAACAGTTCCCGAGTTTGCAACCGACAAAGTTACTCTGTTTGCGGCTACAGAAGCAATAGTAGCTCCTGAACCAATACCAGTTCCTGTTACCAACATTCCAGGAACAATACCGTTAGTACCTGAGGTATCAGCAATAGTAATAGTGTTAACGCCAGATGCTCCAGTTACAGACGAACGAGTTGTAGTCATCTGGGCCGCGGTCCATCTAGTGTATTCGAGTTTGTTTGGGTTTAGTAAGCCATCTATACGGAACTGTCCGTTAGTAGTAACACCAATAGAGTTTAACTTTAATTGCATTCGGTTAGTTAACTCTCTAATACCATAGTTACGTGCAATAGCGTTATCTACGGTCGGTGCCAAACGAATAGCAATAAGAGGTCTTTGAACACCTGCTGCTACGCTAAGAAGCTTTGTCATACCACCAGTAAAGATAAAGCTTGAGTCATCGTCAAACCTACCGTCCATAATAACTGAGGAACCCCAGTGGCTAATGATAGGTGCGCAATTTTGAGTAATTGACTGAACTGCTACCTGAGGATTTCCTCCAACACCAGTAAATGAGGAATCTGGGGTAAATGTTACACGTGACTTTGTTCCAGAAAAAGTAAATGGAATATCTGGATAAATTTGTGTAACAGATGCTCTACGTTCTGCGATAAAGATAGGTGCGCATTTCTTTACTGGGTCGTACGCTCCTACTGAAGAGTAGCGCATAATTTCGCAGTTGGTATCATCTCTAACCCAAACATAACCAGCGGCTGGCCAATCTGCCGTGTTTTCTACCCACAGAACATTGTCATCAGGCCCAAGTTGTGTTCCAATAACTCCAGCGGAGCCACCAGCTAACATACGTGAAAAATAACCAGGGTCGTTAGATACTTCATAACGTGCAGGCAAGTTACCTGAACGCTGATAGGCGGCGTTATTGACGTTGTTCATAGGTAGTCTATGGCACCAAACAATCTTTCCATTTACGCCACGCATACCCCAACGAATAGTTCCAGCACCGTACCAGGTATAGTCGATATAAATCATCTGCATGCGGCCAATATCCATCTTGTAACCAGATGGTCCTGTACCGTCAAAACGGTCAATGTTCCACTCTTCTTGAGGAATTCTTTCGTTCTGTGTAATCATAAATCTTGTACGAAGACCAGACGTTCCTTTGTAAGCAGGGGCAATATTCATGGATGTTGCAGAGTTAATTTGAACAACTCTATATGTAGCGCCCTTAATAACAATTGATTGACCAACTACAAGCTGTTTGCGGAACTGAGTAGATAAACCAGTAACAAAACTTGAGTCTTTAGTTACGTTAATACGTCCAATAGCTTCTTTTTCAGAGTGACGACGGCAAGCATACATTTTTGTTCCGTCATATTCAAAGAAGAAACCATTTTGGTCATCAAACATACCAGCGCGAGTAACAGCTCCGTACCAAGTACGAGCGTGTACGTATACGTTAACACCCGCTGGGTTCTGGTCAGTTAAAGAAACTGTTTGAGTTAGATTTACTGCATAGGTAAATGTGTTAACATCAATAATTTCAGTAACAACAAAGTTATCACCATTAAAAGGATTATAAGCTCCACGGGTAATAACGCCTTCAACCTGAATACCTACACCAGCTTGTAGACCATGGTCTTGTACAGTCTTAACTGTAACAATAGCTGGTCCAATTGCTCCGCCATTTAAGTACATTTGCTCTACGTCAAATACTGGAGTTAATTGAGCACCAGTTGAGAACTGAATGCCCTTACCAGACTGGTAGCGGAAGTAACGGCGGGTTTGACGAATAACTTGGTTACCCATTGTATTAGTACCAGTTGTCAAAGAAACTCCGCCATCAAATGGCCTGTGTACGATATATCCGTCGCCTTTTGTAAGAATTAATGCTGTATTAGGAACTGACACAGCAGACTGCTGACGGTCTAATTGAAAGGATAATGTTCTTGTTGTTGGAACTTCGCTTACTGACCAGTTACCATCAAAGCTGTTTGTACCAGTAACAACAATAAGTGCTCCTGGATAAACACCGTGTGGCTGTTCAAATTGAACTGTTACTTTTGAAACTGGTGCCGCACCGTCTGTAGTAGCTCTCCAATCTTTTAGAGTGCTAACTCCACCAATTGGGAAGTTACCTCCAGGAATGTGAGCGCCGTCAAAAATGTCTCCACCGTATACGCTAGTAAGCGTTCCAGAAAGAACGTCTCCCGAAACAACTCCACGAGCTGTGTATGTAAAAGTTTCAGGGGTAGGCGCTGAAGTTACAAGAGAGGTACCCTCTGCAAGATAGTTAAGAGTTTCTTGAACAGATACTACCTGTCCTGGGGTTAGACCGTGAGGAAGCGCAGTTGTAACTGTCATAGTAGAACGTGGTCTAACTCCATTACCAGTCATAGACACGATGTCAAGGGAGTTACCACCAGTTCCTTTAGGGAAGAATGATGGGTAGTTGTTGTGAAGGAATAGCGCCTCCCATTTAGATGGCTGTACTGAGTATTCAAAGTCAGTATCCATAAGTGACTGAGGGCTAGATGTACGAAGCTTCTGCGCTCCGTCAATAAAGGTGTCATCAAATGTGACCTTCTGGTGCTCATCATCAACAACAATTTGAAGTGTGTCATTAGCGGTCATACCCGCTGTGCTAATAGCTGCGTCTAACTGAATTACAGTTTTATAGTTAGTTTCTCCGTAAGGATTAGATACGCTTGTGTCTGGATATATATAGCTGACCGTAGCTTTTTTATCTGGGTCAGAAAAGTTAAAAAGAATCTGATTAGTTGTTGCGTTAACAATAAGGAAGATGTGAATTTTCTTGATGTAGCGCTCAATAGTAATAGTCTTAAGAGTCGGATTAAATACATAATCCTCGGGCGCAATATTACGTGCCATTAATTGTTACCTTCCTAGATAAGCGAAATTGGTGGAATAACGGTTTGTACAACAGTAGTAGTACGTGTCTGTGAATAACGCGGAAAGAATATTCCAAGTTCTAACTGCGCATCCATAGCAAGTAGTTGACCAACTCCACCGTCTCCAGCGGGGCCTTGTGCACCTGTTGGTCCACGCAAGCCTGTTGGTCCTTGTGGTCCCGCAGAACCGTTTGCACCTGCAGCGCCGTTTGAGCCTGCTGGTCCTTGTGGTCCTGTAGGTCCCTGTATACCAGATGCATATACTAACGCATTCCAGTTTTGAGTTCCATTGCCAACTTTAAACTTTCCAGTGTCAAGCTCAAGACCTAGTTCACCTTCGGAAAGAAGAGGGTTAGTTGTTGACCATTCTGACGCCGTACCACGACGTAATTGTAATTTAATTGCCATTAGTTACCGCTCACGTCTCCTCCGTTGATGGTTATAACTCCGCCATAATTTGTTGCAGGGCCGCCACCATCTACATTAAGTAGTGTAGTGCCTGTAGGGCCTGTTGGACCTAGTAAACCCTGACTTCCTGTTGGTCCTGTTACACCCTGAATACCTTGAGAACCAGTTGGACCTTGTAGACCAGTTAAACCTTGTGGACCTGTAGCTCCAGTTGGTCCAATAGTTGCAGCAACAATTACTTGCCAACCAGCTGGGTCTTCTAAAGGAGTAATGCCAGCAGTAGAATTGTTGTTTCTGCGTAGGTACGTTCCTTTTAATGTTGGGGTGTCATAGAAAACGGCTTGACCAGGTTGATATGAAATTCCACTTTGCCAAGTACCAATAACGGTAAATGGAGTTGGGCCTGTAGCACCAGTAGGACCTGGAACAGTTGAAGCCGCACCAGTTGCACCTGTAGGACCTTGAATACCTGTTTGTCCAGTAGGACCTGTTGGGCCTTGAACAAAGCCTGCGTTAATCCACGCAGTACCTTGCCAAATATATAACTGACCTTGAATTAAATAACCGTCACCAGTTGCAGGATTGGTTATGGTTGCAGTTAATTGTTGGAACGTATCAAACGAACCAAGAATTGCAAGACCGCGTCCCTGAATACCTGTTGGACCAGTAACACCTTGAGGACCTTGCGGACCTGTAGGACCTGTTACACCTTGAAGACCTTGAAGACCTTGAGTTCCTTGCGCACCAGTCGCACCAGTTAAGCCAGTAGGACCAACTGGTCCTTGAATTCCTTGAATACCTTGAGGTCCTTGTGGACCAGTATCTCCTTTAGGACCAGTTGCACCTTGGATACCTTGAATACCTTGAGCACCTGTTGGTCCTTGAATTGCACCAGCACTTGCCCAGTTAGAACCAGCCCATACAAATAGAACACCGTTAACAAGATAACCGTCGCCAGTTGCACCAATTGGATGCGCTGTTTGTAAATCGCTTAATGAGTTGTAGGAACCAAGAATAAAGATTCCAGCACCTTGAGGACCAGTAGGACCTGTAGCACCCGCGGTACCAACAGAACCTGGAGTACCTGCTGTACCCTGTGGACCAGTAGGGCCTTGAATACCTTGTGGACCTTGAGCACCTGTAGGACCAATTGCACCTGGAAGACCAGCAGAACCTTGAGGACCCGTAGCACCTGTAGCACCTTTTACATAAAGTGCCCATCCGCTTCCATCAGCGTTAGGTGCGGTACCAACAGTAAATTGTGAAACGTTTGTTAATACCCATGTTTCAGAGTTGTAAGTAACTCCATCATTTAATACGTAAGTTCCTAAGGAACTCCAAACACCTCGACTTGTAAATGTAACGCTTGTTACTGGGCGCGTAGTTCCAGTAGGACCAGTAGGACCAGGAACCGTTGATGCTGCTCCAGTTGGACCAGTGGCACCAATATTTCCTTGAGGACCTGTTGGACCAATAGGACCCTGTGCACCAGTAGCTCCAGTTAAACCAGTAGGACCAGTTACGTTTGATGCGGCACCTGTAGGACCGACGGCACCTGTAGGACCTGTAGGTCCAATCAAATTGGAAGTAGCAACCCAAATACCAGGGGATGGATTCCAGTAATAGAATGTAGTTCCAATAAAAGCTGTGTCGCCAGCTTTAAGTGTTATTGGAGGATACGCAAGGTTTAGTGCTTGTAAATCAGCAAAACTTCCGAGAAGTGTTAATGACTTACCTTGAGGACCAGTAGGGCCAGTAATAGAAAGACCTTGTGCACCAGTAGCACCTGTTGGTCCAACAAGACCAGCAACACCAGTAGGACCGATAGGACCAGTCTCACCACGTGCACCTTGTGGACCTGTTGGGCCTTGCGGACCAGTAGGACCAGTATCACCTGTTGTACCAGTATTACCAACAGGACCTTGTACACCTTGCTGTCCGCGTGGACCAGTAGGACCTGTTACTCCAGCAGGACCAGTTGGTCCTTCTAGATTACCTACGTTTTGCCAACCACCAGTGGATGGCCCGTTTAACGTAGGGTTCCAAATAATTAAATTGCCATTAGCAAGAAGATAAGCATCGCCTGGATTACCAGTTGGATGTGCTGTTTGTAAATCATTAAGTGTTGGGTACTCACCACGAATAGTGATTACTTGTCCAGATGGTCCAGTGGGACCAGTAGGTCCTTGAAGACCAGAAATACCAGAAGGACCAGTTGCACCAGTTGGACCAGCGTTACCTTGGATACCTTGTGGACCAGTTGGTCCTGGCGCGCCAGTTGGACCTTGAGGACCTGTTACAGAAACGCCAGCAGCACCCGTTGCACCTGCTGGTCCTGTTGCACCTGTTCTACCAGTAGGGCCAGTTGGTCCAGTAGGACCAGTACCGCCTGTAGGAGCAGGAGAAGTCGGACCAGTAGCGGTTGGGTACCAAGCGCTGTTATCTGGACCTACTACATAAAGTTCTTCTGGAGCCACTCTAATCCACCGTTACCTGTTGGGTTACAAATACCTGACCCTTTAAATATGTGTGCTCCCAGGTAGGGTCATTTGCCCTGGTTGCTTGTAAATCCCAAAACGCACGAACAGGCAGATATTTAGTTTTATCGCTATTTAACGATATCTTAATTCTTCCCTGTGCCGCATTTAGAATTGTAACATCAAAGGTGGCATATCTAGCTGGTGAATTTGGATAAGTACGGATTTCCGCCTTCCAATCAATACCAGTAACATCAAAGGCAAAATCAATAATTTGCTCGTAATAGTCGCCCTGGTACATAACAATGTCAAAAACCTCTGCGGTAGTTGGAGGAGGTGTATAGCCAAGGACATCGTTAGGAAGCCAAACTCTCTCTGGCTTTCTACTGTCGTCAATCTCCTGACCAATATAGATAGGAACAAGCTTATTAGTACGTCGGCTAGTACGACGTAGAGTTCCAATTTGAATACGCCATAGGCCAATATTAAGAGCGGCGCATAGTTGCTTGTATTGTTCCCAACGTTGGTTAACCATATTAGTTAACTGTTCATATCTTTGAGAACGAGGAATCATCACGCCATCTGGAGCCATGATGTTAATATCAAAAGCAGCATCGGTTGATAGTGCCCATAGAGCTTCAATAACTGCAAGGATAGCAATTGGATATTCTTCTACAGGTTCAATACTTTTAATTGTTACACGAGTTCCGTATTTATCGGTACGCTCGTGAGTGTGCTGGTCTATAGCAGTGTTAATAAAGCGTTCAATATCGGAGTCCGTAAAGTATCTGTAGCTAACTCCGTGAACACTAAGAATGTTTCCAGCGTCTAGTGGTTCTCTAAAATGAATTATGCCCTGGTCTTTTTCTAATTTATAACCAGAAGGGGCAGGAACAGCCGCGTCAAGAACGGTAACATAAAGAGTGTACGGTTCTACTGGCTTGGTATTTAAATAAAAATCTTTCGTAGCACCATCAGCGGTGGTGACAAAATTAAATTCTTTAGGTAGGTCTCCTAGTTCAAGACGTACTCTCGACACTAGGTCGGACATTAAAGCCACTTAATTCATCTCCTTTACTACATTGACTAACGAAACAGCGGACATTTCTGTCCGCCGCTCCGCCGAATTAAGTGTAAGTCCCTAGCTTAGATAACTCCAGCTAGATAGCCTTTTTCCTCAAGGTGCTGAGCAACTTGACGAGACACTTTATATTTTTGTCCAGCTTTAAAGCTGTAGTAGTTTCCTGCTCCAAGAGTCATTGACTCAATGTCTTCTACGACACGAATAACGACTGACTCATCACTCTTGTCAATAACTGTTGGGTCATCAACAATAACAGTTGGTCTGTTTGGAACAGTAGCGTCAACTACTTCTGTTTCCAGTTTAATTTGTGCTTCGGCAGTAGCCATGGACATTTCCTGTGCACGAGCTGCCAGCGCTTCAGCATTATCAGCTGCAAGCTTTTCGCGACTACGTCCAGTAACATCAGTTGGTTTTACTTTACTTGCCATTTGTGTTCTCCTAATTAATAACTCGATGGGGGGTAAGTAGGGGGCGGTTTTTAAGACCGCCCCCCGCTTGAATTAGTTGGTTTCTGCAATAATTACAGACTGGTCAGTGATTAGACCAAGACCGAAGATTGAGTACCAAGCAAGAGCATGCTCACGACCGAAGTCAAGAATACCGCCATCGCGGAGTTCGACTGGAAGAGAGATTGCGTGTCCGAATGCGTTATCTCCAATGAAGATAGCTGCATAACGGTCAGACTGTCCGTTACCTGTCTTTGTTGCAGGTGTGATGTAACCGCCACCAGGAGTTACTGTTGGGTTAGCAACAGTTGTATCTGTGGTGTAGTTAGTACCAGCACCGCCTGCGACCTTGAGGACCTGTGTGGTCTCAATGAATACGCAGTCATATAGACGGCCGATTTCGCCAAGCATGAAGTTGCCTGGAGCAGCGTACTTGGTAACTTCGATGAACTCTGGGTTATCGCGTAGGCTACGGCTCTGGTGTGGGTGAACAAACGCAACGTATGTTTCGCCGAGGCGTGGGATGTTCTTGGTTGATAGGCTCTCAACTGCGTCCTTGACAGTGTGTGGTGTCAAATAGCTAGCGCCAGTCATTGCAGCACGGTTAGCAGCGGTTGTACCGTATGCATACCAGTTGTTGACTGCTGAGAGGTTGCTGCGGTCTTCACCATAAATGGTAGAAGTTGCTGCATATAGTGTGTCGCGTGATAGCTGGTCTAGGTAGATAGCCATGTTACGACCGAGAAGACGTGAGGCTGAAGCCATTACGTCATCGAATGATGCATTGAGAAGAAGTTCAGAAACAGCAAGAGCATAACCATGCTCGGTTACTGTGATTGAGAACTGCTGTGCAGTCAATGCGTTTGTCTGCATACGAACACCTTCAACAAGGCTGTTAGCGAAGCCGAGGTTGTTGTAGCGTAGGAAATTAATCTGTAGACCAGGTGCAACACCAAGTTCAGTCTTCTTGACTGCGAACTGCTCAAAGCGAAGGATAGGCATAGCCTGGAACAAGATTTCCTTGGACCAGATTGTCTGAATCGCCTGAGTCAGCTGGGTGTTAGTACCTGAGTATGCTGTTGGGGCTGCGGCAAGGTTGCCAGTACCCGTAATACCAGATGCCATTTACTTGTGACTCCTTATTAGGTTGGTTTTGGATTTGTTGGGTTTAACCGAACAAGCCGCGAGACTTACCACGAGCGGCGTCGCTCATGATTCGTTCTCTGTATTTTGCGTATTCGTTCATCGACATTGACTGAATATCTTCAGCCGTGAAGTTTCTTTGGTCCGATTGTGTGTCCAGTGGTCCAGCTGGCGGGGTGGTTACCCTTGTCCCCGTCATTTCTCTCCTTGCGTTCTGCATCGCACTTTGCGCAGATTCAAGAATTCTTGCTGAACGCTCTTTTAATCCTTCAACTGATGCATCAATCTCTTCGCGAGTATTTCCGCTAATGAGGTCAATGAGTTCAGGAATAATGTTTTCGCGTTCGCTGTCTACACGCTGTGTGCGGTAGTTCTGGAGGTCAGCAAAAGACTTTTCGCGTTCCAGAAGAGCAAAGGCACGTTCACGCTCTTGGCGCTCACGCTCCAACTGCTCCTGCCACTCTTGTTCCTTAGTTTTAAGTAAAGAACGAACATCCATGTCATTCTCAAGAGCTTCTTGCTGTGCTTTAGCTTTTGCTTCTGCTTCAGCTGCACGTGCTGCAAGTTCTGCTTCACGTTCTTTCTTAAGAGTGTCTAGTTCTTCCTTCAGCTTGTCAATCTGAGGATAGAGTTTTTCCTTTTCTTGGCTACGAACTCTAGCCAAATCATCTTCCGTATAAAACTTGGAAGTTGCCTTAGTAGTAGGTGCGTCAGCGACAACAGAGTTGCCTGACGACTCAGCTACGACTGGAACTGTCCCTGCTTCAGCCGCAAAGGCCTCAGCATTAGCTTGTGCTGTTTCCATATGTATCCTTTACATTCTAGGGGTCGTTATCCGATGTGAGAGCACGTATGACCTAACGTTGTTTCTATTTTTGCGTTTTAATACGAAAATGTCTGCGTAAACGCTTTACTTTTCGTACTCTTCTGGTACTCGCCTCTGTGGGAGGACGGTTCCATAAGCTTCGGTTACCAACTTGTTGCGTAAGTCAGCCTCACCCATATCTGCTGCGGTTAGGGCTTCGTCTATAGTTGGTGGTAGGACGGCAGGAGCACCAGCGGCCCCTGGCTGTAGAGGTTGACCAGGCTTACCGCCAGTTTCTGGGTTAGGCATAGTGCCTGTAAGCTCTGCAATTTCCTGCTCAATTTGAGTCTGTAACAACTTAAGGGCGCCATCGGCTGTAGCGTCATCAAGAAGCTCTTGACGAATTTCGTTAAGTTTCTCTGTTGGGAACTCTTCTCCCAAAGTACGAAGGGCGCCTTCCTTGGACTCAAGACCAAGGGAAAGCATGGATTGAACTTCGTTAAGAGCAATAAGCTTATCTAACGGCAATGGCTGTGGGAAATGAACGTAGGTTAAGTAAGTTAGAGGGTCATGTGGGTCAAGCCTGTCTACCTGGCCCTTCTTTAATTTAACGTTGCGGGTTGGGTCCCAAACCATCATCTCTGGTTCTTTAATAGCAATACTGCGAAGAATTAGGTCATTAATTCTTTCTAGACCGCGAGCATATTGAATAATCTTTTGGTGGTAGCGGTTCATCAAAGGCTGGAACTGAATAGATAGCGCAACGCCTGATGTGTTAGAAATAGGCTGAGCCTGACCAAGTGCTGTTTCAGGTACACCAATCATTTCGTGCATAGACTTCTTAAGCATTGCTAGGAATTCCATAGCACCCTTAAGTCCTTGTGCTCCGCCTTCTAGGTTTTCTACCTTTGCGTCTTTTGGTAATCCGCCCCAGACTTTATTAGCACCCTTCTCAAGCTGAGAAGCTTTTGCACCGATGATGACGGTAACGGGCGCAGCGTGATAATTAACGATGTCAGCAATATCAGTAGCAGTTTCGTTATAAGTGCGGTTAATATTAATAACGTCATGGCAATCAGCAAGGCCCCAAGGAGAACCGCTAACGCGAACATTTGGAATATGAACAATGGGAATAACACCAAGCGGGTTAGGGCGCGAGTCAATGAGTTCATCATTTATATACTCCTCAATAATGTCATCAGTGAGGATTTCAGTATAGGTAAACACTTGACGTGTGCCTTCAAGAGAAGTACCCCAAAAACGATACTTTAATTTAAAGCGAATAAGGCGTTCACGGTCATGTGGGTGAAACTCTGGAAAACAGAACGACGCGTTGAGTGGGAGGATACGAACACGACCTGGATGCTGAAATCCTGAAGTATCTGTCCAAGGTTCTTCGTATGCAACCTTTACAAAGCAGTCTCCTGACACGGTGCCCTGCTGTCCCATTTCCCATAGGACTGTTGCCTTGTTGTTATCTACTTCCCAAACACGTTCTAGAATGTCTGGAACAATAGCTTCTGTTTCTTTTGGTGAACGGAAGTTAACCCCTTTACCAAACGTAAAGTTAATAATAAAGTCTGTAAATGCTCTGTAGTAATTAAGTACTAACTGTGCATCGCCAACCTGGCGGCGATAGGAGTAATGGTGGCCCAAATACATAGCCCAGTTAAGAGAATAACGATTAAGACGCGGACCATGAACTTCAAATTCTTCATCTGCAAGTTCCACCAATCCTAGCGGGGAAATGGAAATAGTTAAGTCAGAGGACGCTGCCCTATAACTTGGGGGAGAAAAATCAATGCCGCTCAACTATCCACCTTTTTCTAAAAACAACCAGGAAAGGGTACCACGCTATTTATATTAGCGGAAGCGTTCGCCTCTGATATTACCCTTACCCACTTTCTTGGTGACCTTCTTTTTTTGCTGGTCTTCCTTCTTTTTCTTTTCTTCAGCGGCGTAGTCGCGAAAACGAGGGTCTACTTCCCTCTTGGATTTAACATATTGACCACCAAGTTGATTGTAACGAGAACGAACCCAGTGAGCAGCGGCAGGGGAAGGATAAGTGGTGAATTTGGCGCGAGCCTGCGCAACAACCATGTTGTAAAGTTTTGGATTAGCAGGTTCCTGCTTTTCCGTCTTCTTTACTTCTTTACCTTGAATCAGTGCCATAGTTAATCCTTAAAGAGAGCCAACCCTGCACTTAGATACGGTGCAGGGGTGGCGCGGACTCTTTTTTAGTCTTCGACTACTGCTGGGTTAGACTTGTACTGGCGAGCGCCGTTGCGAACTTCTTGTTCGAAGCGGTTGTCGCCGTGGTCTGCAAAAGCGCCTGAAGAAAACTCTGAGAGATTCTGTGGTGCTTCTACCCATGCAGCTGAACCAACATGTGCACGTTCGCGCATTGTTTCTTCTGCGGTCTTTGTGTGCACTGGCTTGTTACGATTAGGGCGTCCTGCAGCTGGCTCGTAGCCTTGCATAGCGCCGTTAGTAAACTGTGTTGGGATATCTGTATCTGTTGCTAGGCCTTCTTCAAAACGAAGTGGGCCGCGCTGTCCAGGAGTCGCTGCGGAAACTTTACGGTCGTAAATATTTCCTGGACGCTCAGGGAACTTAGGTGTTGGGGCAATTGCCATTTTTATACTCCTTATTAAAGGGTTGAGGACCTCGTATAAAAGTGTCCTACGTATTGGCCGTAAAGTCAGGCTAAAGTGGTAACTACCTAGAAAAGAACGGGGACGTAGAGACCTCTACAGAAGGCATGGTCATATCCAAGGTTAGGGATACGGCTATGGCCAAACTATCGGCATAATCATCGTGGGCATGGGCTTCGTCAGGGGCATGGGCAAGAAAGTTTGGTCCTGTAAATTTAGTTTCCAAATCTGTCATTTGTTGGTAAAAACGCTTCCATGTGCGCAGTCTTCTAGTTTTGGCGTGTGCAGGCCATCCAATCATTCGCCTGTCAATTAGTGCTTTTAAGTGTTTCCAACGTTTAGATTGTTCAGGTTGGCTACTAGTTAAGGCATGAACCTCTGCTCGTGGGAGGAGGAGCTTGAGTCTTTGTGCAACCGCATCACCCACGCCGTTAGCGTCAACGCCAACAGCAAGTACGTCATAATTACCCAAGAAGTTAGTAATTTGAAAATATTGGTCTTCCCAGTCATCACCTTGTAGCTCCAGCCAATTAAGGACCCTGTGGTCAAAATATCCAAACTCATCTGGGCGGTCCCAATCTACCCAGACAACTGTTACAACTGTAGAGTCTAACTTACGGGCTGGGTCAATACCAACTACCACTGGAGAACGGTGCCAAGCCTTAACGGTTTCCTGAGAAGTGTCACCAAGCTCATCCATAATAGCTGAGGTTACAAACATACCTCGTTCTAGTAACCACTTGCAGTTATACGACATCTGGAACTCGTCAGAGTCCTCACCGATACGCAACATCTCTTTCTTGATGAACTTTGCGTAGTTAGCGTTGAACTTAGAAACGTCTTTATAGTCCCACTCAAAATGATTCATACGTACAGACCTTGCTGTTTGTCTGCGCTTGTTTAACTGAATAGAGCGGTAAAAGTTATTCTTAGAAGTTGTTGGTGTACCAGTCTTAACCATAGTTCCTGAGTAGTACGCCAACATAGGAGAGATAGATTTAGATACTACAAAGTCGTCTGCTTCTTGACACTCGTCAATAACAATAAGGTGGAAGGATTTAGACTCAATCTTTGCACGCGGGTTAGCAGTCATCATCATAAGGCTACTGCTTGAGTTTTTAAGTTTAATCTGTCGTGTAACTCCAGGGACCTTGCCAAGAGAATCATCAATCTCTGGGTCGCCTAAAATCTCTTGTGCACGCTCACTAGTAAGCCTATTAACAGTTCTACCAAATAGTGTTTCTACCTGACCTTCAACGGGAGCAAACATGCCTACCCAAATACCGTCTTTAAACTGACCTAGTAAGTCTGGGTACATTTTTGCAAGACGTGGCAAAAGAACCATCAATGTTGCTACGGTGTTAGCAATAGTTTCTGATTTACCTGACTGACGGGCTGCTAACGCAGTAATTTCTTCACCGTCGTTAATAATTACAGACTCAATGATGCGACGCGCAAGAGGCATTTGATATGGGTGTAACTCATGCCCAACAAGGGCGTTCATAAAAGTAATTGTTTTATCTACAAGCTTTTTTACAAACTCTTTAGAGAGTTCATCAAGCTCTTCTTCTTCAACCTCTTCGGGAACACTGTCTTCATCTTCCAGCTCATCGTCTGGAAAAAATTGGTCGTCTTCTTCATCTTCTAGCACGTTGTAATTCTCCATATGGAAAGTTTAGAGGAAAACAAAAAACCTGGATGTTGAAACCCAGGTTCTTTGGCCATCACACGGGAGAGGAAGAGAGAGGCAGAGCCAATTCTATCATAATCCTATTTGATAGTCACTCGGCGATGCAACTCGTCAACTACTGCGTGGAGGGCCTCAGAGCCCTTTAGGGCCTCATCAATGTAAACCTGGTCCCTTTTCTTTGAATATCCAGATAAACACTTGGATATCTCAATCAGAGCCTGCTCAGCCCACATTTCTAACTCAGCTGTTGGAATCCTAGATACTCTTTTAGCCACTTTTTCAGGGAAAGGTTTTACCCACGGTTCTTTTTTAAAAAAACTCATCATATGCTCCGTCCTCAGGTACCCAGGCTTTTCTGCCTTTCATGGCATCTAAGAATAGCCTATCAATAGTGTCGTCGTCATCAGGCGCCACGTTTGGGGTTTTATAAAACACCCCACAGTAATAACCAGGCTCAGTAAACGGGGCTCTAAATACTAAACACTTCCCTTTCCTGTATGGGAAGTCTGTTTCTTGGGTAGAACCTATTTCTAGAATGGGTAGGGCTTTTTTATGCCAATATCTAAGTTTGCCAACGTATAGTGGTCCGATTGACTTCATATATTAGAACTCCGTATCTGCCTGCATTCTTTTTGATACTTCAGCTGCATAACTTAACATCTCTTTAGAAGATGCGGAAAGTCCACCATCCTCTGGTAAGTCCGAGACGTTTGCTGGTCCCATATCTGGCCATTTGTCCAAGCCGCTTTCTCTTAGATATTTACCAGTTGATTCTGTTGTCTGTAAGTTTTGCCAATGTATAGGTGGGCAATTTCTATACTCCCACCAAGTACCGTCTCTAAATACCACATACAAAACTTTAGTTTCTGAATGATAAGCAATTGCTTGCGCTCTTGGGCGTGAAGGGTTAGTAGTGTTAGCAGACCTTTGTCTAAACCCCTGAGAAACTTCCATGGGGATAGCGGCAGAGAACGCCTTATCAATTGGAGATTGAACGCCAAGTTTTTCAGCAAATGCCTGAGATAGGTTTAGTACTCGATTTGCGTTATCGGCGGAGCGTTTGTAATAACCGCTATTCTTCTTCGGCATCTTCGGCTACGTCCTCGCAAACATGGTCTTTAGTCTCAGACTGTAGCACTTTTTCAAAACAACGGGCACAACGCATTACGCGTTCAAAGTTATTTTGAACAGTGCCGCCGATAGGTACGTCTGACCCATCTTCATCATAGGCAGATTGATAGTCAGTGACTATCCTCTGTTCCCTAAATAGTTCTCTAGGAAAAGGGCCCTGAGGCTCAGTTATACGGTCTGGTACTGGGTGTACCTGTACAGCCTGTTTTCTAATTACCTTCATCTGCCGAAGACGCTTCTGCCTTTGCTTCAGCCTTCTTCTTTGGTTTATCAGAGTCTGGAAGCTGTTCAACTAATGGGAAGTGACCAGCCTCGGCTCTTTGCAGCAGCCAGGTTGGAAGACAGTCTGTGCAGTAGTTAACAGGGTTTACACCTGGGTCTGCACATGTATAGGATGCGGAGTTATCGCAGTTATCGCATTGAATTTTGCTTGCCATGTGTCTTTTCCTTACTTCTTCTTAGCTGATTTTTTAACTTCAGCTGCAATCTTTTTTGTAATTTCTTTTGCCGCTGCGTCTGCAACTCGGCCAAATGCTGGGTCTTTCTTATTAACCCAACGAAGTGCAACAGGTACTAACGATGCCCATAGTGCGTTTGCAACTAAAAGCCACTCTGATGAGCCAAACGCTAGAGGGGTCGCTGCTCCACTTGTCTGCATAACAATCATTACCGCACCAATAACTTGACCTAACAAGTTGCGTGCGTAGGATTCAATTACCGCTTTGTTCATATATAGCTCCTTATTTAACTGGCTGCTTGCAGGTTGGACAGAGTTTTTCTTCTGATGCTGGCGCAGCAGCGCCTCCAGCAAATTTAGGGCGACCGAAACCAACGATTCCGACCTGAAGTTTCTTAGCATTGTTTTTCTTATAAGCGCGAACTTTCTTGCAGCATTCGCCGCCGTTGCGCTGATTACCTTTAGGGTCTCCTGCTGTGTTTCCTTCTATGCAGGTTACGGTTCCATCACCGTTATCTTTAACAACAATACCTACGTGAGAAATGCGGTCTACGCCGTCTGCAGGGAAATCAAAATAAACGACATCTCCAGGCTGTGGATTATCTTCATGCCAGCGACCAGTTTTCTTAAAAGCTTCTGCGCCTGCTGGGGTATAAACAGTATTAGGAACTTTAACGCCAGCCTCATTGGCGCACCACATTACAAAGCTGCCACACCATGGCTGATAGTTTGCTTTTGTAAATTTGCCATATTTGGTCTCATTGTCTTTAGGACCTTCAACATAGCCAACTTCGCCAAGCGCGACTTCTACGAGTCGGGCGGCGGTACCTTGTTCTGCCATCAAAATCTCCTTTTAGGTCACCTACTAGTGTGCCCCAGGAGAAATGTAATGTCAGGCTAAATTACTCTTTTCCGTCTTCTAGGTGTTGAGAAAAGCGACCCTCTAGACGGGCTACCGAGATGCGGAGGTCAGTGAGCTCCAAGTGAATCTTATTGACGGTGTCTTTTATTGAGGAGCCTCCATTGGGCTTCAACTCGTGAACAAAGTTCTTTAGGTAATTCTTTAGTATCCAAGATGTGGCCGCGATGATTGCGGCTCCAAAAGCTGACAAGCTAGCTAGCGTAGCGGCCCATTCTGCAAAAGACATTTACTGCTCCCCATGGTAGTTTAAATTAGAATACGCGTGTATGTCGTCCGTGCAGCAATAAAATGCAGAAATACCGTATTTATATTAAATACTGAGATTTTGATTATGTCAGCGTAAAAAAATTATTTTTTCTATGCGTGGCTTAACTTGACCATTGCTGTAACTCTGTGGCAGTCTAGAACCTGAAAGGCTCCAGCAATGGAGCCTTTTGCCACTACTGAGAGGAGCAATTAAATGCTTAATATCAGCAAAGAGCAAACCAGCCAACTGGCGGTTATCATGGCTTATGTCATGGTACTGATTGGTAGCCCATTTGTAATTGCAGCAGCAAGAGCAGATGTGGGTACACAAGAAGCGGTGCGACCTATAGTCGTAGTCGAAGACCCGTTAGCTGACTTTAGGAATGCCAAGTCATTAGACAAGGCGGAACTTAAAGACCTGCTTCAAGCAGTCGGGTTTGAGGGAAAGGCCCTCAGGACTGCTTGGGCTGTTGCGATGAAAGAATCCAACGGCCGACCTATTGCCCACAACGACAATACGAATACGGGAGATAACTCATATGGCATCTTCCAAATCAATATGCTTGGTGACCTAGGAGCGGATAGGCGAGAAAAATTCAACCTACAATCTAATAAAGAACTGCTTGACCCCGTGACTAACGCACAAATTGCGTACCACATGTCAAACGGAGGCGCAGACTGGACATCGTGGAAGGTGTATCCAGGACAGAAAAATGGAGAAAGATTTGAAGACTTCTATAAGGAGTTTCCGACAATAAACTAGCTTGAAAGAGGAAAGGCCCCCTGCAGAACGCGGGGGGCCTTTCTATTTGGGCCGCTATTAAGAAGCGTTTGCCCAAGGGGTGATGGTAATTGTTGCGGTTGTAGCAATGCCTGCTGCGTTTGCTGCAGTGCTCTGGGTTCTGATGGTGCCATTTGCTCCGCCGAGTGTTCCAGTTGCATTGATGCCAGTTGTGTCTGCAACTGTAAAGCCAGAACCTGAAACAGTAATCTGACCTGCGCCTGCAGAACCTGTAACTGTCCAAGTACCAAGTGCGTATGCTGGAAGGTTGACTGGGCTTACGCCAGCTGGAGTTCCTGCAACAAGTGTGACCTTGGTGCCTGTTGGGTAGTTGGTGTTTGCGCTTGTAGCGTAAATAACTGCAACTGTAGCGCTTGTGGCATTGAAGCGAGTGATGTTGGTGCGTGCGTTAGCAGCAGCCGATGCTGTGGTGATATTAGCCAATTCGTAGCCTGCATCACGAAGAGCATCAACAGCAAATGCTGTGGTTGTACCAAGAACATTTGGAACGATAATGTTTCCAAGACCTACGCCATCAGCTGCTGTTAGAGCAGTTGTTGACTCAACCTTACCGCGCTGACCTGTAATAAGGCCACCGTTTGCTGCGTTTGTTACTGTGAACTGAAGAGCGTTTGCGCTAGCTACAGTTGCGTTTGAAAGGTTGTAACCAGATGCTGTAAGACCAGTAATGTTTACTGTATCTCCTGCAGCAAGATTGTTTTGGGACTTGTAGGTTACGGTTGTTCCGTTACCTGAAGCTTCAGTAACCATATAGTTACCTGCTCCTGCGATAAATGTTGGATAACCTGACCAACCCGCTTCTGCATTTGCGTGGTTGTCTAATGCTGCATCAAGGCGAGCACTTGCAACCAAAGTGGTCTGTGCCCAGCCATAGTCGCCAGTAGACCCACCTGTGTTAGTTACGGTCGCTGCACGGTCATCGTTGGGTTGCATAGGGAAGTTACCCCATACAAAATCAACGGCCTGCTGACCTGAAGAATCTGTTGCCATTTTGTACCTATTCTCTAGAGTGGTAGTGAACGCCTGATATCGGGGGCGCCTTACCTATTGTCTAAGAGTATTTACGGTCTGTCAGGCTTAAATACTGGTGCGTCTGGAGAGGGTAGAGGGGGCATACCGTTTCTGTTTGGTCTTGGTGGCATTCCCAGAGCCTTACCTCGTGCATTAACCATGTCGTAGTAAGCATCTGACATACCTAAGAAACGCTCATCTATTTCAGTCACTTTAAAAAACTCTTTTACTTTTTCTATGGGCACGTCTTCTAACCCAGCTAGAAGTCTGCCAAGGTGGTTAGTAGCACTTAGTACATGGTCCCAATAAGCGTTTTCTCTTTCATCACCCCAAGGCCGTAAAGCTGCCTTTGTATAGTTTCGTCCCCAAGAGTCGTGGTGTTGATGAAAAACGTCTCTGGCCCCAATTGCATATATGGACCAACCTTTTGAAAATGTTCTTATAGATTGATTGAACTCTTCAGTACTAAAAGCTCCAACCCCATCTACTCCAACTTCATCTATCCACGCATATGGAGCAAATATGTACATACAAGTGGTCCAATATGTTTTCGCAACCTCTGTTCCAGTTAATTCTCTATACCCAGGAAATTCATATCCTGGAACTAAGTCTTTATACCAAGTAGCTCTTTGTCCAAACTTGTTGGTTTCTAATTCTAAATTTACGTTCCCCTCTTTATCTATAAAATAGGAAGGAGGGGCATAGCAAATTAATACTTTTTCTTCTGGAAATGCCGCTTCTATATATTTATAGTTTTCGTACCCTTTTCTATCCCACCCATTACGAGCCCTACTGTGGGAGTCAAACTGAACAAAGTATTCGTAATCAAAATCTACTTGCGTAGCTAAGTTCCTTGCCCAGCACAGGCCGCCGTAGTACTTATCAGAAGGAAAATATCTGTAAATTAAATTTTTTTCTGGAATAAAGGAAAAATCCTTAGGCGCCTCGTCTTCATCTACCAAAGAAAACACAATAGAGTCTTTAAAGTCGCACGTGTCCCAAAGACTCCTCACAGTTTCAAAAAACTCTGGGTCTTTGTAGTTTACGATGCTTACCAGCAGTTTTGGGGTCATTTTTATTCCGTATCGTGGGTTGGGGCCCATTTATGAAGTGGACAGTAGGCTTTTGCTAGTTTTACTTTTAAATGCATAACGCAGCCACATTTTTTACATTGACCAGTAAGGGGTATTAACTCTGGACAAGCCCTGCAGATAGACAACCTGTCTGAAGCAACGTCATCAGTTGCTCTAGGCTCAGAGGTTTTTAGTAAATCCCACGGCCTAACTGGTTTGGGAAGGTTTTTACCCTTATCACTGTTTCTAAATCTATCTGAAATTTTGCTCATTTAAATGTCTTCTTCTCCCACATATTTTCTTGATACATCCCTGAAAAGGAGGAATTTATCAGATTTAGCCTATCACGAACTTCTTGACTTCTTTCCTCTATGATTTCAGAGCTCCACTCTTCTCTTTTAAAGGGTATAGCCTGAGCAATAGGGGTTCCTCGCTTAATAATTCCTTTATAGTTTTTCTTTATGTGAAAAGGTAAAGCGCCAGCAGAAGGCATGCTATCTGTGTCTATAATTCCAGTCATTGTTATAAAAGGCAGGTCTGGTCTATGTGCGGGCGTAATAATAAGCGTACTGTAACCTTCTGGAGTTACCGCACACCAAAATGGAACCCACCTTAAGATATCTTCACAAAGGGTATCATCTACAGGGTAATCTCCAACCTGCTCTGGGTTGTGAGTTAATATAAACTCGTAACGAGGATTTCTCCATTTTAATTGAATGTCTTTCGGATTTGTCGTGTCTATAAATATATCTACGGGACATAAGAAGTAATACCCAGTGGTAAACGTATCAATCATAGACATGCACTTTTTACCAGTTACATTTAGAAAATGACCACCGTTTGGGGAATCATCAATTGCCTTTACAACTTCTGGCTTTTGAGTTAGGTAAGGCGGAAGCTTTCTAAACCATTCTGGCATCATTGTGCGAACGGGGACTGGTGGAGGGGCAAAACCCCCTACTTCCTCGTCAGTAGGATAGAACTTAATTACTGGCATTACATCACAGCGTTTTGTCTAGCCATGATTGTTTTGTAGTACTCCGCTCCTTTGGTGTGATACCAGTGGTCTGGCTCCGCATAATGTAGAAATATCATGTCTATTATATTTGTGTCTTTTTCTGGATATGGGCCGCGCCAATGAGTTTGGTCCTCTCCATAAAAACATAGAGCTTGATTTGGCTGCAATATGTACTCTTTATCCTCAACGTATAGCGGCCACTCAACCATCTGTGTTAAACAAAGGTCAATTGTATATGTGCAAGCATTGCTGTCTTTGTGGCGCAATAAGTTAGCTCTAGCACCCTTGTATTTTACGTAGCAGGCATATGTAGGTAGAAGAGTTTGGCTGTCAAATATATCTCTTGCTTTTTGCTGACATTCCTTTAATAGGTCGTCTGGCAAGGTGCTTGACCCAGGCTTTAACATAAAACGGCCAAAACTTCTATCGTAAGTAAGCTCATCCAATGGGTAATTAGTAACCGTTTCTACAACCTCTGCAAATCTAGTTGGCTCTAGAACGTCACTTACTATAATTGGGTCTTTTACAATTGGGCGGGTACCCATATCTGCGTCATCAGAAAAATATTTCATAAATGAGTTGTGTCTTCCAATATCCACATAACCACGGCATACTTTGTTCCGTCAGTTACTGGGTGAGCTATATGCGCATAAATGTAGTTAGAAGGAAAGAAAATCATAGAATTAGCTGGTGGCTTTAACTTATATCCAAAGTATGGGAAGTCAATTTCTCCACCTTCATACTCGTTATTTACATACCAAACTAAAGATAATACTCGGTTATTTCCTCCGCCAGCATCTGCATGCATATCGTATTTTTGACCAGTTTGATACCTTAAAATAATAGGGCTTACTGGAAGGTCTCCAGAGTTTACTGATGGATAATATTCTTTATATTTGTTGTAGGCATCTTGAATGTTATTAATTAACTTTACCGCTAGCTGTCCTCCAGCATTTAAATCTGGGTTTTCAACCGTAGCCCACTCAGCTTGAAGATGAATAGAGGAGTTGGTTCTAGCCTCGTGTATTTGAGTTCCAGCGGTAGGAGAACCCACAGTAGCTCGTTTCCACCTAATTACTTTAGATGGTGAATTTCCTACTTTTTCTATTTCCTGTACTAGCTCTTTATAGTCAGGGACTATGTTCTCAAATAAGACTATCCCTGGTGCAACGATTTTTGATTCCATATTAGGTCCTTTACTTGTTGTGAACTAGTATACCCTCTGCGAAGAACATATCATAGGGCTCAGTGCTAAGAGTACGAACTTTAAATCTAATGTTTGGAGCATATGAAATACTTGTAACGGGAACCCAAGTCTCTAAATCCCCATCAAATAAAAAATCACCCTCTACAAGCTGAGCAGCTCTAGTATAGTAATAGCGCCCATCCGCGGCTTCTTTTGCAATAAATGGGTGAGTGCCTGTTACGTGGATTCTATTGTTAATAGTATAACGACCAGTCTCTTCCCACTCTCTGATATTAACAATTGTTGTTATATCTAGCTCACGATAGGTAAAGCTGTCTGAGGACCAAGTATCCACAATTAAGTCTGCATTTGGGTCATCTGGGTCAATTTCCTCAAAACGTGCAGAAATAATCTGGTCACCAATTACTAAGTCAGCTAATCTCTTATCTCCATTTGGAGTAGGAATCATGCTGTCAATAGATAAGCAGTAGTAGGGGTATCTTGGTACTGGTGCTGCTGGTGGACCGCCAACGCCCGTGTAGAAATACTCTGGCCAAGGTGCAAATGGTTGAGATGGTGGAGTTGGGGTTACAACTACTGGAGCAGCAGTTGGTGTTACTGTCACAGGACCAGTAGGGATACATCCTCGACCAACGCCAGCAAAACCAGTGCCAGGTGGGCAACCAAAAGCATCAGGTCCAGGAGCAGCAGTTGGCGTTACTGGAGCAGCAGTTGGTGTTATGACTACTGGAGGAGCAGTTGGTGTTACGACTACTGTACTAGCTCCTGGGCAGTTTCCAGGATATCCCGAAGTTGGAACAAACGAAGCAGTTGATGCACAATAAGTAGTGTTTGCGTCAGATGGCCCAGTTGAGACGCAAGGACTTCCAGTATTTCTTGGGGCACAATAAGCTCCACCACAAGGGTCAAATCTATTTTGAAACCAAGTACCGCCACTGCAAAATCCTGCGTCGTCATCTTGGCAACATGTTACTGGTGGAGCAGTTGGAGTTGGAGCAGCGCAGCCGTTAACTGTAACAACTCTTGGCGATAGTGTTGTTCCACAACAAGGGTCTATTCGGTTAATTACTAAATTTGCTCCAGAACAATAGCTAGTTCCGCTGTCTTGTGGACAACTTGTGCACCCACCACCACCAGAAGGTGGAGCTGGTGCTGGTGCTGGAGCAGGTTGAGTGATACCAATAACACCAGATGGGTTTGATTCAGCACTAGTTCCGTTTGCGTTTGTAGCAGTAACAACAAAGCTATAACTATTGCCGTTAGTTAATCCAGTAAAAGTAAGAGAAGTGCTAGAAGTTGTTAGGGTTGTATTAGTTCCAACAATCTTTACAGTATATTGAGTAATTGTTGAACCGCCGTTAGCTGGGGCGGACCATGAAACTGATGCGGTGCTTCCAGTATTTAAATTAGCAGCTGAAACGTTTGTAGGAATATTAGGCTTTGTAGTAGCTCTAATTGGTCCTCTGCCAGAAGAGTTAGAACCAGTACTGCTTTGGTTTCTAGCCCTAACTTTGTAAGTATATTCAATACCAGAACGAAGACCAGTAATATTTCCAGTTGTTGTTAGCCCAACCTGTGTAACAACATCTGCGCCGCCGTCAGCTGGAGTAGCAACAATGTCATAGCCTACAAGCGGTGTTTTTCCGTCAAATGTAGGCGCAGTCCATGTTAAGTTACATGAACCATCATCAAAGTTTCTATTAGACCCAGTATCAGTTGCTGAGGTTAGCGTTGCTAAACCAGGCGGTACCTTTTTCTGGGAGTCAACTGGACCGACTCTAACTAACATTAGGCGCTCAAATCGCCAAGTAGAGTCCAGGTATTCTCAGCAAGCTTTAGAAGAGTGGCTGCTGACCACTGCGTTCTTAGGTTTGGACCAGGAGTTGCACCTAATACAACCGTGCCAGATTCTCCAACAAACGTTACATTTTGGTTTTGTCCACGAATAAACGTCATTTGAGAGCCAGTTGGAAAAGCTTGGCTAGCATTTAGGGGAATAGTTACAGTTAAAGTTGCTCCAGTGTTAACACACCAAAATACTTTGTTTTTGTCAGATAATACTAATGAAAAATTAGAAGATTTTTGTTCAATTGTTGCATCTTGAGGAATTGCGGTTACGCTACCAACAATATTGGCTGCATTTACCGTTCCAGTAAATAAACCAGTTGGAGTAACGGCTGCTTGAACAACTCCAATGTTATTTTGCCATTCTTGGAGGTTTGCAGACTGATTTAGAGTTCCTCGTACAACAACTCCAACATTTGATTGGTTGCCAGTGTCAACTCTATTACTAGTAAAACCATCTGCAGTTTTACGTAGATATTGAGTGTGTGAATCGGCTACAACACCGTTTTCAATGTTAGCAATACGTGCAGAAAGGCTTCCGTATGTAAAGGAACTAGCGACAAAAGCGGTTGTAGGGTTAGCAGCAGTAGAAACATGAGGGTTTGTACCAATAATAGACTGCATAGCAACTACTTCTTCTTGTAAAGAGTTAGGGTGCGAAGCGTCTACAGTGTCGGTGATATTAAACTTTGTATCAAATACTCGTACCGAACCTGGATATGATGCTGCCATTGTAGTCCTTTCAAATACTAATTCTGGCTTTCGCCATTTGGTCCTTTGCCTGGCTGGTTCCAGACGACAATACTAGGTTTTTCTTTATCTGTTGTAAAGAACTTACGTAAACCAAATCTAGAGTCTTGAACCTGTATTGGTTTAGGCTCTGCTTGTAAAAACTCCTTATATCTCATGGAGACCAACGGCTCCATTGTAGCGCATGAGTGTCTTTAGGCTTAATAGGTGACATAACAAAGGTTTTACGGTCCCTAAACTGGCGAGATGCCTTATCTGCCTTAACTGGAGAGGTAGTTGAGGCGGTAATTTCTGATTTTATAGAAGCCTTGCTTCTTTTACGCTTTGCCATTGAACTGTCTACCTGTTAAATCGACTGGTGGAAGGTTTGACGTATCGGAACCTACATTTTTGTACTCTGAAGACAGCTGTTTTTCTGTTTTTGGCTTTGTAGCCTTTTTTGTAGGAGCTTTTTTAGCTGGAGCAGGCTTAGGTTTTACATATTTATTAGCTTTTTGTTGTTCTTTAGCTCTATTTTTGTAAATTGCTTTAGTTGCTGATTGGGTTGATGCCATTTTTGGCATAGACTTGCGAGAACCAGTGCTAGCTCTAGAGCTAAGAGCCTCAATTCCGCTTGCGGCTACGCCTTTGCTGCCGCCACCTTGCCCACCAGAGCGCTTATATCCCTTACTCAGCATTGTCATACTCCGATTGTAGGTGCTTTCTAATAGTAAAACCGCATAAAGCACCCGTTAGGGTGCCTTATGCGGCTTAGTTTTTAAGGAACTAGTCCTTATCCCACTCGTCGTCTGGGTCATGTGCGTCTGGTTGATGATTTCCAACCTTAGCTGGGGCAGCGGATACCGCTTCTGCGGCTGCATAACTAACTGCACCTGTTCCAGCAGCAATTGTGATGTTGTGTCCGTTTTGCTTAGCTTCTACCTGAAGGTCAGCCGCGCTCTTAGCCTTTGTATCAACTGCAGCAAATGCCGCGTTAATCTCATCTAGGTCAAGCTTGCCATCATTCATAAAGCCACGTGCTAGCTTCTCTACGACTGCGGCAACAGCGGTAAGACCAGCAACAGCAACAGCTGTTAAAGTGTCTACGCCTGCAATTGCTCCAGCACCAATAACTGAAAGGCCGCTAGCCGCAAAAGTAGCGACAATTCTTAGTAAAATATTACCTATTGATTTCATTAATCTTCTTCCTTTGGGTTACGAATAGGGTAAGTAATTGCCCAAGCACCAAGGCTGAACAAAATTGCATACCCAACTACTGTCTTAGCGCTACCGTCTAAGACGACCCATGCAATGAACATTCCAAGAAGTGTCCAGGTTTGTTCAATAAAGTCTTTTGCTAACTTTTTAATTAGGTTCATGGCTTACGTCTCCTAACGGCCTTACTCTCTCCAGAAGGGCCTCCCCCTCCAGAGTTACTGCTTCCACCACCACTTGGTGCGGATGAGCCACCAGCTGCTGCACCGATTGCGTTAAGAGCCGCTCCAGCTGCTACGACAGTTGCAACCACCATTTTGGTTGCTTCTTCTCGTTCTTCTGGAGACATATCAGCACCGATAGAACCGAGTGCTAAAAGGACCTGACCTGGGTCATCGAATATTGCGCCTAAAAGTTCTGCGGGGTTCTCTAATAAGACTAGCGCCGCAGCAACCTCTGCTTCAATTATAACGGGATTACCGTTCTCATCAGTACGAACGTTGACTGGAGTTTGAGGAGGTAGGTCCTCATAGGTTAATCCAGCTTCCTTCAGAGCCTCAGCGCTAACAGCTTCCCCAGGTTCTAAATTAGAAACTAAAGCCTCTACTACGGCAGCTTTTTCCTCTTCAGTAAGTTTGCCATCAGCCAGTGCTTCACTTATTACCTCTTCTGGTGTATTATCAGAAGATGTTTCTTCCAACGGATTATCTTGCTCTTGTTCTTCTGACTGTGGCTGTTCTGATTCTTCAGTATTACTCTCGCTCTGAGACTCGTCAGTTTCGCCGCTTTGTTCGGGGTCTGTTTCTGGTGACTCTGGGTCTGTGGTTTGCTGTTCTTCTTCTGAGTCTGTAGGTTCTTCAGATGAGTCTTGGGAACTATCAGTACCATCATCAGATGTGTTATTCTCATCTTGTTCAGGCGTATCATCAGTTGATTCTGGCTCGTCAGGAGATTCAGGATTCTGGTCAGATTCCTGATTGGATTCTTGGTTTTGAGCCCCATCTTCGGAAGGCTCTTGAGATTGTTCCTGACCTTCAGGTTGAGATGGAGAATCGGGCTGAGGTTCAGTATCAGTTGGAGGAAGAGGGTCAGTAGATGGGTTTTGAGGATTTGTCTGAGGAGGAGTGGTTGGCCCACCGTCAGAAGGAGACGTTGGAGTACTTGGATTTGGTTGCACAGTTGGCGTTGAAGAAGAAGCATCTTGTTGAGCAGCAGCTTGCGCAGCAGCAGCCGCAGCAGCCTGAGCAGCCGCAGCAGCCTGAGCCTCCGCTTCAATACGAGAGCTCGTACTGGACACCTGAACAGCGATAGCGTTTGCTTTATTAACAGCAATATCAGCAAGAGTATTAGCAGTATTTAAAGCCGCATTAGCTGCGGAAGTAGCGGTTGCCGCATCATTTGTAACCTGCGTAAGAACAGCAGTAGTTGACACAACAGCAGCATCAGCAGTAGTTTTCTCAGCCTGGAGGTTAGACAATGTTTGAGTCTCTGTTGTTAGTGTGGTCTGAGCTGCTGCAAGTGCTGTCTCTGCTACTGACTGTGCTGCTGTAGCACTATTTAAATTTATATTAGCTGTATTTAATGCGGTAGCAGCCGCTTGAGCTGCAGCTAGCTGTTCAGGGGTTGCGCTGCTACGACTCAAGGCTGTAGCTGGAACCACTTCCCAACCAGCACCTCTATTCCAGCGCAAAGATACGTTTGCTCCTCCGCCGTTCTCATAAAAATGAAGAACAATAGCTTTAGGGGTATTAGCTGTAAAAGCTACTGGAGCAGATATAGAACCACCGCCACCTTTGTCATACCAGTCATTAATAACTAGTTGATTATCTAGATAAAGTTTTACGCCGTCATCTGCAGGAGCATAGAACTGGATATTGCCAGTTGTATTAGACGTAATCTGTCCTGAGAATTTAATTTGAAAGTCTTCTGGGTACGTATTTGGGGGACCACCCAAACCATAATTGTAGTTAATCTGAGCAGCAGTTCCAGTGTAGGTAGTAGTTCCTACCTCTACAGGTGGAGCATTGTTATAACCAATGTTCTGAGTAACTTTTACATCAAGACCTGGTTGAGTATTAGCAGCAACAGTAGCATCAGCCGCAGCCTTAGTAATAACGGCCTCCGTTACTACTGCTTGTTGTGTAGTAACTGCAGAAGTTGCAACATTTACATCTTCTTGTCTAGCAGCAACAGTTTCAGTTGCAGCTTGTACAACTGCAGTTTGAGTTGTAACAGTATTAGCTGCGGCAGCAGCTGTGGTGGTAGCGGTTTCCACAGCCGCTGCAGCAGGTGCTATAAGTGCTGTAGCACTTTCGGCTGCTTGCACTAAAGGAGTTGCGTTACTTAGAGAAGTCTGTGCATCTTGAATTGCCGCTGTAGCTTGTGCCACAGCGGTTACAACAGCAGTGTCAGAGGCGACTGTTGTTGGTATATTTGTTGATGAGACTGTAGCAGTTGCAGTGTCAATCTTATTCTGTACGGAGGTAACTGTAATTGTTTCAGGATTATTTGTTGGCGTGGATACTGGCTCTGCCGATTGCATGGGCGATTGGCTGGGCGATGGCGATGAGGTATCTGAAGTTGAAGACGATTGTGGAGTTGAACCAGTTGAAGAAGAGCTTGAAGAACTCTCACCAGTTGATTGAGGAGTTGACGTTGGTTGTGGAAAGGCTCCAGAAGAAGTAGTTACGGTAGCGCCATCTACAGGAGCTGGGCTTGGGGCAGGGGAAACGACCTGCTGGTCAGTAGCAGGTTCATCAGCATGCGCAGTTGATTGACCAAGTAAAAATAGAAATGTTGCTAGGAATAGTGCTGCGAAAAATCGCAGAAATATAATTTATTTATCCCCTAAATATTAATTTGTTAGTACAAATTTTATTATAAACGATTTAAATAATTTAAGGGGTCAAACACATCTATTGATTGGTTAAGAAGTGCTGAACGTTTATCTTTTGCGTGATGACCGCAAAAATATAACTCACCATTTGCAAATGTAAATACGACTTGAGCAGCAGCGCTGCAAAGGTCACACCTGTCCGCTGTCGTAAGTTCTCTAGATTTTACAACAGTCTCCATGATTAACCTTTCTTCTTTTTTGCTCTAAATTCTTTCTTGTTTGGTAAACCTAGTTTAGAAGCTACTTGACGGCGACCTTCTTTGGTAGCTACATCTACCCCAGAGCGAGAGATATCTCCACTAACACCAGCTTCAACCCTCCAACGAGGAATCTCTGGGTCGCGCATTGTTGGGGCTTCATTATGCTTTTGGAACATACGACCAGTTGCAGCGACGTTCTTCATAACATCTTGTGGGGTACCAGCATCTACTCTAGAGCTACCAGATTTTTCTACCCAAGTGCCGCCTGCACCAGTTTTAGCTGGGGCAATAACATGTGTGCCAACAGCTTTAAATTGAGACTCTGAACGCTTATCCATTATCGTCTCTTCATTTCTCTTTCTTTGGTTGCTTTAGCATTACGCATTTGAGCACCAAAACGCTTCATATGGTCGCCACTTACAGGACCAATAATGTCTCTGCGTGGGTCAGTTGATGGACCAGCTGTTAGAACGCGCTCAGCTCCAGTACGACCAGTGTTGTATTCATATTCAGTAAGCTCTGCACCAGTCATGTTGCGACGCTTAGTAGCCTCACCAATCTGCTGTGCTAGAGCAGCCTTGTGTAGGTCAGATAGGTCATCGCCCTTACGATAGATAGGCATTATTTCTCGTTCTCCTTCTTACCAGCGCGGCGCTTGTTTTCCTTAGCCGTGTTCTTTCCGTGCTTCAATGCTCTTAGGTTTCCTTTAGAGTCATTGCTGTGGTTGTTATCTTTATGGTCAACATCTGTCCCTCGAGGTAGTTTTCCATTCTTCGATTCATAATCGGCACGGGCCTTATTCTTCGAAGTAGTAACCCACTTACCGCCTACTTTTTTCTTGTAGACGTAGATTGGACGACCTCCGTTCTCTTTGGAGCCTTTGTAAGGTCCAAATTTCTTAGTAGTTGCCATTACTTAGAATCCTTTGGTCTGCTTGCTTCCGAACATCCATGATGGTCGGGATGAAAGGTTTGGTCAGCTGATTTAGTCTTGACACTTAGAACCTTTCCTCGAATTTCTCTCCCACAATTATCGCATGTAGGAAACTGGCTGTCTTTCGATTTCATTACACAAAATTTGGATATGAAGGTTGCTGTGGTGGCTGTTGTTGGTTATTTCCGTCTTTTTGACCTTGTACCATGTTTGCTACTCTACCAGCTACTCCACGTTCAACTCCAGTTACTGCTCCGCGTGTTGCAGCCTTTCCAACGCTAGACCCACCAACTCGTGCAACCATTGGTGCTAATCTTGCTACTGCTGCTCCGATTGCTGGTAACATTATCGTTCTCCTCGATTTCTGAATGAGTTATTTAAAACATCACTCGCTTGTTCAGATACATTGTATCTTCCATATGTTGGACGCGGACCCGAAAACATACCATTACGGTCATTTCGAAACTCATTGACGCGACTGCGTTTCTGCTTCAACGGAGGCTTTTTTTTCGTGTTTACACCTTTTTTATTTGGCATATCATTGCCAAAAGCACGCTGAGCTTTATTGCGTCCTAGCGCTGGGTCGTTAATCATATGCTCCACCACCCTACGGTCTTCCATGCGTCAGGGTTATCCTTTAACCACTTCTTCATCATTAGGTTCTGTAACTCCCAATCAGTGCGATGGGTAGGACGACCACATGCGCTACAGATGTCCTCATCTGTCTCTTCATACACATGACGGCAGTGTGAGAGAGTCATTAGCAATCCCATTTACGTAGTGCGAGAGCTTTACGTGTTGGTTCTCCATTAGGCTTTTTCATTGCGCCTGGCATACCGCCCATACGTGCGCAGAATGATTTACGACGTGCAGCACTCTTAGGTGACTTCTTAGCCTGCTTTGCGCTTACTGGTGGCTTTAGATTATGTCCCTCTGCCTTTGCACTGGCACGGCCTTTTGCATTAAGACCGCCTTTAGGGTTCTTACCTTCTTTGCGTTGCCACGCTGGTGATTTAGCCATAGTTCCTCTTTTCACAAAAACATGAACAAGCGTTCTCTGTGCAAAGTCCGTAAGCGTCTAAGTTATGTTCGCACTTATTACAGATGTCGCTCATTTTTTATCGGGATTCCCCATCCTTAGAGCTTCATCAACATGCTTTTCAAAAGCTGCGTTGCGGGATGACCTGTCTAACTCGATGGGGACTACCTTACCCGTAAGTTCTTTAACTCTCCGCGTTGCGGATAGGTCAATGACTCTACGGGAATCATTGGAGCGGCTTACGATGCCTTTTGCAATAGGGCCGAATGGTTCCATAACTTAAGTATCTCCTATTCTTGATTGAGCGTACGGATATATGTCACATAAGTCTCTGTAAGCATATGTATTAACTGTGGGCTAGTTTCAGGGTGTTTTTCCTCAAAGTGTCCCTTCCACGCGACTGCTCCCCACTCCAGTCGTCCACATCCGTTATGTACATCAGAAAAGATAATACGAGCAAAACGTGCGACACGCCCAGGGCAATCCAGGTTATCGCTCAGAAAGTTAATGAAGTCCACGGCAAATAGGGTAAAAGGGCAATCTAAATTAAAAAGGGTAAGCGCAAAGAACTTATTCGGCTAATGAAATCCCCTGCGGGGCTACTGCCTGGTAAATGTACCCTTTAAAAATATTTTGGGACTCCACCGCAATCGCGCCGTCGGGCTACTGCCCACCCCACCCATATGTAGGTGCTCGTAAAGCCTGGCGGCGTCCCTAGTTATCCACAGACTTAAGGGTGGGGGGTGTGGATATGTGGATAAAATTGTTATACATCTGAGACCATGTGCGCTTGCGTATGCTAGGGCTATCGCATATGTTTATCCCAGTGAGCAAGGCGCTCACTAGTTAGGGGATATAAAATGTCACTAGGTCAAAACGAGGCTAGAAGCGAGGCTATCGCTCTTGTTCTCAAACTCACCGCGCCTGATGTTAGAAACTCAGTTGAGTCTCTACTAGTAGGGCTTGTAAGCAACGCATACTCTCAGGGTATGGCTGATGGTTTCCAGAAGGCCGCCGATATTGTCGGCACTATCAAGGCCTCCGCATGATTGCCCGATTTCTAGACCTACTTAGCGAGCGCCGACGCGCTCGCTATGTAGGGCCTCATGACCTGAACTCACCAGTGGGGCGCTTGATGTGGTTCATGGAGGATAAGCCACGCATACGCTACACCAAGACTCTCTACACCATAGACATGGCGATTGAAATCATCACCCACCCACGCAGGGCCCAAGTGTTATACAAGGAATGGAGGTCTGAGCTCCATGCTTGAATATGAAACACGAGTCTGCACCTGGGAGGCTAATGGGTGCAACGATAAGCCTCACGAATACCGCGCCGTAGTTGGGTGCGATAGATGTGAAGGACATGGCCCAAGTCATGAACCATTCACACGAGGACATCAACCTCATTGCACAATGAGTTGTTGTTTCTAGACCAAAGGCCCGAGACTTCCCCCTCGGGCCTTTATTATTTAGGGCGCCAAACCCGAAGCCTGCCAAAGTTTGTGTTGGCCCACCCACCCCGTTCTATAGGGAGTTGTTGAAGAGATTGTGGATAACTTTTAGAAATTGTTATAAATCTGTAATCGTGTCGGCTTGGTGTTGTCGGTGTGTTGTTGTAGTGTTATCTCATAAGCGCAAGGGGCGCTTATAGAATAGGTAGGTTGTTATGTTCGGCAAGTGTGGAGTATGTGATACCTCTGAGAATATCGTATTCTCGGGAGTAGATGCGTTTCTTCTAGAGTGCATGGAGCAAATCGAGCGCATTTGCTACGATTGCGCCAATGAGCAGAAGGCGAAGGTGTCAGCATGATGTTTTATAATGGTTTCAATCTGATGATTGACCTTATTCTTGCTGGTGTTGTTTTCTTCTTCTCTTACCGCGCTGGCTGGTTTCGCGGTTATAGTGAAGGACAAGCGGACGCGGTCTGTGATGATTGCGAGCGCATGCACAAGTTAGAAGCGGAATACGCTTATGACTCATGGATTGAGTCACGAGTTGAGGAAGACTTGGAGGCAAAACATGGCTACTAAGTGGCACCGCGCCACCTACAAGGCGCACGCGGAAATCATCAAACAACTGATGAACCCCGCAAATGAAGAAGTATTGAAGAAGGTTGCCTACGAGTTGGCGATTATCTACGGCGCAGATAACGCTAACTTTCAAAGGGATAAGTTTCTCACCGCTTGCGGTGTGAAGTAACAACCCCCTAACCAAGAAGCCCCGCAGAAATGCGGGGCTTTTTGTTTGTGTTGGGCTGCTTATGGCTCTGGGCTGGACTAGCAACTGGCGTTATAGCTAGTCCTAGTGCCCAATAAGCAGCCCAACACAAACATTCGCGGCTGTGGATAACTATCTGGAGATTGTTATAAATATGTTATGCAGAGAATGAGATAGTACTAGCGCGTCCTATGATAGGCTGGCCATTGATAGGCACCCGCCTATCCTTATGCGAAAGGGGAGAATCGTGGCTCATAACCTCGAAACTCACGAAAACGGGCAAGTTGCTTTTGCCCTACGTGGCGCCCCTGCATGGCATGGGTTAGCAAATGCAACTTTCGACGTGGACGCGGATATTACTACCGCGGACATGCTCAAGGGCGCATTGCTTAATGACTGGAATGTACGTCTTGAGCCAGTCATCTATCCTGCAGGGTATCGTACTAAATCCGCGCTCAACTATGTTGTGCGTACTAATCCCGTCGACGCTGGCACTGACGTGCTTTCCGTCGTAGGTGACCGCTATTCCGTATTCCAAAATGAGGACCTCTTCAATTTTGGCGATAATATTTTGGACGGTGGCGCCAAATGGGAATCCGCTGGCTCAATCAAGGACGGCCGAATCGTATTCGGTAGCCTAGTTGTACCTCGCGAATTCATTCTAGACCCGCAAGGTGTCGCTGATAAGACTGTCACTTATTTACTAGTGCATTCTTCACATGACGGTAGCGCCAGTGTGCAGGCGTCAATTACGCCCGTACGCGTCGTATGCCAAAACACGCTGAACATGGCGCTAAAGTCCACTAAGCAATCTTTTAAAGTGCGCCACACTTTAAAAGTTGAGGGACGCGTCGCTGAGGCCCGCCGTGTGCTAGGCCTAACATTCAATCACATGGACGAATTCGAATCTATGGCTAAGGCTTTATTCGAAACGCCAGTTGACAATGTTCAATGGGGTAAGTTGCTCACCGCTATATATCCGCTTGATGATAATGCGCCAAAAGGCACTGTCACTAAGCATGCGCAAAAAATCGACGTCTTGAATGACCTATATTTCAAGGCGCCTACGCAGGACGGAATCCGCGGGACCGCATGGGGTGCGCTTAATGCGCTAACTGAGCGCCTGGACTATTTCCGTCCATCACGCACCGCCAATGGCGAGGCAATCAAGGCTGCTGCTAGCGGGTTTGACGCCATGGTAAATGCCGAAAAGGCACGCATTCTATCCGCGGTCCGCGAATTCGCTAACGCGTAACGCGTAACGCCCCCGAGCCCCCCGCACCCAGCGGGGGGCTCTCTTGTTTGTGTTGGGGCTTTATATGAGCTTATGGGCAGGGTAGTTGTCTTTTCCTGCCCATATATAAAGCCCCAACACAAACATCTGCCTGTGGATAACTCCAGAGAAATCGTTATACAAAAGATACCTACTACGCTTGAGATAGATAACAAGAAATGATTAGATAGTCCTATCGGAGATACCGATACAAGAGAAAGGGGCTTTTATGGCAACCACCATAAAGGTAGATAGAGTAGTCCTATTGGACGCACTCAAGAGTCGTCTTGCTGAGCAAGACAAGTTCCGTGCCGAATACAAGAAGGCAGAGGAAAAGTATGAAAAGGAAAACGCAAAGTTTGCCGAGAAGGTAGTTGCGTTAGCCAAGCAAGGTAAGTTAGAGGTCAAGAACACCTGCTTCCGTTCGTGGAACAACACACTAGAAATTGAGTTCGTTGTTGATAAGGCTGTTATTCCTGCTTCACCTGACCGACCTGATAAACCACAAGGTATGTATCACGATAGTGATTACGAAGAACTTACTAGGACTATCAAGTTGTTGGGTATGACCAACGAGCAGAGCGTCCCAGCGTCTGTGTATAAATCTGTAAGTCAATGGCTGTAATAAGCCTAGCAAATGCCCCCGTGCCAAGCACGGGGGTTTTTGTTTGTGTTGGGCTGGCTGGCTGGCTATTACTTATCTCTATCTACTAATGCTTTAGTAGATAGCCAGCCAGCCCAACACAAACTCGGCAGCCTGTGGATAACTTCCCTGGAATTGTTATCAAATATTTACCAATGTGAGTAGAGATTGCCGCATTCTTATATTAGATTAGCCTATGTAAGAGAAAGCCTCTTACAAGAGACAAGGGGGACATACCCAAGTGATTACAACGCCCGACGGTGTGAACATCTACACCGATAGCGACGTTCAAGAGAAGGTGGCAGAGGCTAAGACTATCGCCACCGACTTAGCGAACAAATACACATCTAACCGCATATCCAATGTGGTAGAGACAACCTTCAAGTCAGAGGTACGTGAAGGTAACATGGAGGAAGACTACGCGGTCGGACTCTACAATAACCTTGCTTCACAACTCGATTGGAGCACCATTGA